GTAGAATGGAATAATGGTTGAAGAGGGTCAAAAAAAGGTCGATCGGGAAGGCGGTCTCCGCGTTTTGAAGACGCTGACCTATCGCGAGCGCGAGATTTTGATGCTGCGCTACGGCATTGGGGATGGCTATATCTACACGCTTGAGGAGGTCGGCACGATTTTCAAGGTGACTCGCGAGCGGATTCGTCAGGTACAGGCCAAGGCTATTCGCAAACTCGGACATCCCGTTCGGCTGGCCATGATTCACGCCTTGGAGCACAAAGACGTCAAGGGGTACTTGGCGGCGATGCGGATGGAGCTGCCCGATGAGTCCACGTAAGCCCGATGTGACTCACATCGGAGGATTTTGAGCCCATGTTCTTGAAGTTGACGCGCAAGATGGCTCTGACGGCACCAACCGGGGCGAACATACACGAGTATTTGACCCATGACTGAACCCAGCATCTTTGAGTTGGTCAAGGCCAGTCGTGCCGTACACGACGAAGCTGATGCTCGTATCCTGCTTTGGGCCTGGGGGTACTCTGCCACGCAGATTGGGTGCATCGTGGCTGATGTTAAGCGCGAGCTTGCAGGCGGCCCTAAATTGGATTGGGGCAAATATGAGGGCGCTGGCTGATGCCCTTCAAGAAGACACCCGGCGTGCCGTTCGAGCGTGACAAATGCAAGATTCACGAGTGCGAGCTTTGGCGTGAGGGGCGCGTGCGTACCGCGGTCATGGCTCGGATAATTGGGATTCAGCGGCAGCATCTACGGGACTTGTGTAGGGAGGGTAAGGTCCCCAGCGTAATTTACGAGAACCAGCGTTGGTACACCGTTGACGAGGTCATGGAGTGGGGCTTCAAGACGGAGTTGCCCTTTCCGGTGTTCAAGACAAGGATAACCGACCACCTGGCCGACGCTTTGTGGGCTTGGGACGCCATTTGCATGAAGCCGTGGAAGTGCAAGCGTGCTCCGAGCGGTCGTGCCTGGCGGCTATACTTGGACGGGAAGAAGGACTTGCTCATTCGGCGTAGTCTGGTGCGTGCTCACATGGTCCTGGCCAATCGTAAGTTGGCGAAGATCGGCGATTGGACCCCTGAGCCGGACAAGACGGACGAGTTGGCCAGGGCTCAGTCGAAGGGGGCGGATTCGGCGCCGGTGTCGAAGCCGGACCCGGATCGGGAGCTTAGCGCCGCAGAGTTGTGCCTGGAGGGCTTGGAGAAGGGTTATTTGGACGGTCCGCTATCGGTGCCGGCGGAGACGGGGTATTGATTTATGGCTAGTGCCTACGGTGTTACGAAGCAGTGCCCGACGCGATGTCCTGCATGTCGCGAACTGCTAGCTCCGCAGTTGCCCATCGTGGCCGGGGTTCATGTGATGGAAGAACTGGTATGCCATGATCCCGGCCCCGGCAATTTGGGAGTCGTGATGTTTATGGTTTGTGGGTGTGGTGCGGAGTTGTTTTGGCGGTCGTATTTTGATCCAGACACCGATAGGCTCACATCGACTGCCAAGGTGCTGCTATGAGACCCAAATGCGGCCAAGACGTTTTGCTTCGCATGGCTGATGGCCCGTATCTGACCCTTGCCCAACGGGAGGCCATGTTTGTAAAGACTCGAGACATGGGCTCTACGGGCCACATTCTCAAGTTTCTTTTGAATTGCGGGCCGAGAGACCTTTATGAGTTCCCTGTCCATCTCCGCCGGTGACGATCCCCCGCGCAACATTGCCGAAAACGTTCAGTATCGCCTGGCGCTCGACAAACGGATGAACGAGGAGTCCGGTTTCCGCCACCAGATCATGTTGCGGGCGTCCACGGACCTCTGTTTCTTCGTTGATGCGCTCGGTTGGACCTATCAGGCAAAGCCGTTTCCCATGCTGGTGCCGATGCTGCTCTATCCGTTGCAGACCCGCTACATGCGGCTGTTGCAGCAGGACGGCGGGCGCCGGCACTTTCACCTCGACAAGTCGCGCGATATGGGACTCACCTGGTGCAGCCTCTTCTGGATCTTCTGGCACTGGCTGTTTACGAAGGGTGCGAAGTTCCACCTCGCCAGTTGGAAAGAGTGGCTGGTGGACCAGAAGGGCCATCCCGGCACCCACTTCGCCAAACTGGACCACATGCTCGCTTATCTGCCGGAATCCGTGCGGCCGAACGTGCGCCGCGGCCACGAGCGGCGGAAGATGTTCATGCAGCATCCGGGCCATAATGCGGTGATCACCGGCGAGTCCACTACCCGGCGCATGGGGCACCAGGACCGGAACATGGCGGCGCTGCTGGACGAGTTCGCCCTCATGGGTGAGCGCCCGCAGGACGGTTACGCCATTCTCGGCGGTATAAGACCGACCACCGACTGCATGATTCTGCAATCCACCCCCTGTGGTATGGGAAATGCGTTCGCGGACTACAAGCTCAAGGCTCATAATCAGTCGTCGTTCTGGTGGCCGGACCATCCCCAGAAGGGTGCCGGTCTGTCCGGTCCGGGTCTGACTGAGAAGCCTAAGAGCGGATTCTGGTCGGATAACGTCGAGGGGTTACGTGACCGACTCACGAGTCCGTGGTTCGAGCAGCAGTGCCAGGACGCGGTCAACGAGCAGGAGATCGCCCAGGAGATCCAGATCGACTACTGCGGCTCCGGCTGGCAGTACTTCTCCGAGCTGCTGCTGCGCCGAATTCTACTGGAAGACGCCATGGAGCCGCTGCATGAGGGGGACCTGATTGTGCAGCCCGACAGCGGGGAGTGCAAGGGCTTCCTCGACAAGGGCAAGGGACCCCTGAAACTGTGGATTCACCTCAACGATAAGGGGTTCCCGTCCAGGGAGTTTGACTACGTGGTCGGTGCCGACATAGCGGCCGGCAGCCGTGATTCTCAAGGCGCTGGCTGGTCGAACTCCTGTGCGGTGGTTATGAACCTCCAGACAGGCGAAGTGGTCGCCGAATTGGTCGTTCACGGCATGGATGCCGCGGATTTCGCCGTTCTGACGATCTCACTTTGCCACTTTTTCCACAAGGCGTATCACATCTGGGAGGGCAACGGCGTCGGCATTGCCTACGGCCACACCGTTACCGACCGACTGCGCTACGGCAACATCTATTACCGCAAGCAGGAGAAGAAAATCACCAATGAGGAGACCAAGGAGCCGGGGTTCTGGACCACGCCCTACAATCAACAATGGCTGATAACGAATCTCTACGAGGCCCTGGACAAGCATTATGTGACGGAGCGTAGTAAGCTGGCGGTCAAGGAACTGCGGATGTACCAGGAGACGCCGCAGGGTGCCGTTCATGCGATTGCGGCCTCCACGCCGGATCCGACCGGCGCGCGGGCGAATCACGCCGACCGGGTGGTCGCGCGACTGATGGCCTATCATGGAATGGTGGATAGAGGTTATAATCCCCTGGGCGGTGACGAGTCGGTGTCGCGCCGGATCATACCGGCCAACAGCATCGCGGCCCTGCGGGAGTACGACAGTCTGAGAGAGACGGTGACGCTTGGATATTGACGACCTATTCGCGTTGGTTGAGGATGTCGCACGCCAGAAAGAAGTGGAGTTGGCTCGACCCATTGAGAAGTGCGTCTATGTATGCTGCTGGGTTCTAGGAAAGGAAACGCAGGACTACATGACAATTGACTTGGCTCAAGCGAATGAGATTGTTCGTCGCCGTGGAATCGAGCATGTCAAAGAAGTGATTGACGCCCGACTTAACGCTGCGTTGCTTAACCTTCGCGAACCTCGTACGGCGCTTGCTGAAACTACATGACCGTTGACGACCTAGCCAAACTTATCGAGAGCACCGCCAAGGCGATGAAGCTGCCGCTGTCGAAGATTAGTGTGTTCGACACCCGGCGCCCGTTGCAGTTCGGAAAAAGGCGAGCGGAACGCGCGAATGCGCCGGACCCGTACGTCACCTGCGAGATTCAGGACGAGGCGTCGATGAAGATGGGAAAGATGACGGTCAAACTATCTGAGGTGAACGCTGCTGTGCGTGCTTCTGTGATAATCAACGATCATCTGATCGCTGCGGGCTTGGCGGCAGGAATAGAGGATCGAGGGAGGTTCTATAGATGCCGCTCATAATCCAGCAGTGGGATAAAATCGCCGCGTCGCCGGGATTCATTACCATCCCGTTGCCGACCCTGCGCGAGACGACCAATCTCGACGTCGGCAACCTCGCCGCGCACGGCGGTATTCTGGCCAGCGACAGCACGCCGATTCTGGAGGCTATCAACGCGGCCACGGACGGCGCCCAGCGCGTCCATTGGGCCTCCAGCAACAACGATCAGGTGATTTTCCAAACGGCGCTACCCCCGGACTTTGACGCCTCCAAGGACCTTGAACTGCACGCGCGGATAGCGAGTGCGGGTACAACCGACGCCGTTGCCTTGACGCTGGCTTCGTATTTCAGTGAGGCCGATACCGCCGTCGCGGACACCTCGGAGTCGAACCAGACCACGACCTTCGCGGAGAAGGTAGCGACCATCGCGGCGGCCGACATACCGAACGACCCGCAAATCTTGACTTGCGGCCTGACCCCGGTAGCACACACGACCGACGCGATGTACCTGACGGGCTTGTGGCTGGAGTACACCCGTTACTATCTCGTCAACTCGAACTTCGTCTGCCGCATGGTCATCCCGCGGGCGCACAAGCTGCTGAGGGCTTGGGTATACGTGCAGAACGTGGCCTTTACCGGCACTGTGGAGGTCCGCCTGCGCATGACCGACCGGCTCAGTGCGCGGGGCGGCTCGGACATTGCCGAATTGGTGGATAACGATGAGTTGACGGCCCGGTCGGCTACGAACGCCCGGTACGACTTCATTCTGCTGGACTTTGCTAAGGAGCAGGCCCCCGCCGAGCGGATGTACTTTCTGAGCATATCCGGTACGGACCCGGCGGACCGATTTGACGAACCGCTGCTGGTGCTAGAATATGAGTGAGATGCCAACGAACAAGAACGACACGAAACCGATGGCCCAACCCGCAGTGCCCGCGATGCCGATCATGGGCGACGACCACGTTGGGAAGATGTACACCCAAATAGCCCGCGTCCATAGCGACCTTGTGCAAGCGAAGTGGCGCATCAGGAATACTCCGAAGGGGCAGATTAGATTTGACCCTGGGCCTATGATGATGCACTGCGAGGAGTCGATAGCGTTTTTGGCAGAGCAAGTTTTGCAGTTACACGTGACCATCGACAAGTTGCCTGGGCTTTTGGACGAATCCTTAAAGGAAGCCGTAAACAAGTTAGTAGAAACCTAAGAGTTCAAGGACGCTTTGAGGGCTAAGCTGATGAGCTAGTCAGGAAATATGCGTCGTCGGGTTAGCTTCCCGGCGGCGTTGACCATTAGTGCTTGTTACGAAGGCACGAACGGATTCTCTGTTCGCGCCTTTTTTCATGCGCAGGAGCGATCGACATGGCTACAGGAACTACGGCATCGTCACGACCGACTAGCTCGCTGGTGCAGACTGGAATAACGGAGCTATCTAATGCAGCGTCGGCGGCCGCCAGGAACGTGACACGCGGTCCTACGACGTTGTTCACCATTACGGCGGACAATCAAAAAACCGAAACCAGCAATACGAAGGTCTGGGTCAAGCTCTACGACATTATCTCGAACACCTGGACTCCCGGCACGGACAAGGCCGCGCTTGGGTTTCCTGTCGAGGCGTACGTTTCAAGTGCCGACCCCGACAATCAGGGTGCTGGCACCTACCAGGTCATGCACTCCCGATCCGGCGTACAGTTCGAGAAGGGAATCAGCATTGCCGGGACCAAAGAGGCGGGCGACCTGGCAACGGCGGCGCCTGGTGCTGCCTTCGCCGCCGAACTGACCCACAGCTAAGGAATCGACTATGAGCTTTTCAACTGAAACCGTTACGGGCGGAAAAGAAGACCTGATTGTTGATATGCCGGCCCAGGGCGACGCCGTCGGCGTGAACGCCACGCCCGAAGTGAATCTGACGGCCGCGAAAGTTAGCGTCGATCACCGCGTCTACAACATCGAGATAGACTGCCGCGACAATCCCAACGAGAACGTGACTCTCCGACTTTTTGATTCGACCAGTTCGCCGACTGTAGGCACCACTGACGCCCATGCGTGGTTTCCCGGCATACGCGGACAGATAACGTCGTACGCATTTCCTTATGGCATTCGATTTCCCACCGGCGTCAGCGCCGCCGTCGTCCAAGGTCAAGGCGGCACTGCCGGTGACGTGAATCCCAGCGGTACGGTGCGGGTGCAGTTGCGTATCAAACAGGGTTAGTTATGCCTCTGTTCAACGCTGAAAACCTGGATGACGTTCAACGGCTCAAGAGCGCGCTGAATACCTCCAAGGAGGAGATGCGCCCGCTGCTCGATGAGCGCAAGGAGTGTCTAGTCGCCTATCAGGGCCATCGCTTTTCCGGCGCGACCTCGCGCTTGACGTCGACGCGGGGTGGCGACCCGCGCATGTCGATTCCACTCATGGAGATTGCAATCGACCTCCATGAGCAACTGCTGGCCGGTGAGTCCGTTCGTGCCATCGCGGCGCCGCAACGGTCGGGCCTGATACCTCTCGGCGAAACCATCAAGAGTACATTGGATTTGCTGATAGAGGCGATTGACCTGGGCCAGACGTTCCAGACTTGGGTTAAGGAGTCCCTGTGGGGCACCGGCGTCGCCAAGGTGGCCATGTCGTTTGAGCGCGGCAAGGTGCGCGGCCGGGGTGGTGGGTTCTCACGTGCGACCAGTATTCCGTTCGTTGACGTCATCGACTCCGAGGACCTGTTGATTGATACGCAGGCATCCGTCTGGGAGCGCAAGCGATTCATCGGCAACGAGTACCTAGTACCGTTGGAGTGGGCCAAAGACTCGCCGTCATTCAGGAAAGGCCCGCGCAGTGAGTTGCAGGCGGTCGATCCGCTACACGATCGTCCACACGCCAGCGCGTCACCCATACCGCGCAAGTTCGGGCAACACGACTTCATTCCGATGACTGTGCTGCGGGACGTTTACCTGCCACTGGACCAAAGAATCATAACGCTCGCCAAGACCGGGCCGCGTGAGGTGCTCCGCAACGACCCGTGGAAGGGTCCCAGCATTGGTCCGTATCACCTAATGGGCTACGAGTTCGTGCCGGACACGATTATCCCCAAGCCGCTGGCGTGGTCTTGGATAGACGCCCATGACTCCGCGAACGTGCTCTACAACAAGGCGGTGCGGCAGGCACTTCGCTCCAAACGTAATCCGCTGGTGCCGACCGGAGCGGAGAAGGACGGCGATAAGATTCGTAATGCGGTGGATGGCGACTGGTTGGGCGTGACCAAGGCGGACCTGATTCAGACGTTCGTCATTCCCGGCGCAGACCCCTCCCTGCTCAATCTGGTAGGCCAGCTCATCGACGTGTTCAGCTACATGGCGGGGAACGTCAATCTGCTCGCCGGGCTCAGCGCCCAGAGTGCCACACTCGGGCAAGACAAATTGCTGGCGGGTGGCGGTAGTCGGCGTATGTCCGAACTACAGAGGCGGGCCAAGCGGGCCTTCTCGCGCGTGTTGCAATCGTTGGCCTGGTATCTGTTCAGGGAAACCAGCCTGAACGTGAGGATGGAGCAGAAGGTCGGCGACATCACCATCCCGGTGACTTTGCGCCACGACGACCTCAAAGGCCGGTTTTTGGACTTCAACTTCGCGATTGAGCCGATTCGCCACAAGTCCCCGGACGAACGGCTGGGGCTGCTCTTGACCTGGATCCGCCAGGTTGTTCTGCCCTTGCAGGGGCAGATGGCGCAGGCGGGCCTGGGGCTGGACATGGAGGAACTACATAAGATCGGTCGTGATTACGGGGATATTCCTGAACTGGACAGGATCATCAAGAACCTCGGCGGCCGCCCCAGTCTCGAGGAAACGGCAGTCTTGACCGGCCGGAGGGGCGCAACGGGCGCGGGTCAAACGGGCGCGGGGGGCGGCAACGGGGCGGCACCTGCGGGTAACGGGCGCCTGCTCTCTGCTGTGACCGGACCGCAAGAGGCGGGATTCGTGTAACACAAAAGGTTGACCGCAGGTTGCGGATAGGTTGCGAATAGGTTGCGGATAGGAATTTTCGGTGCCAAGATACTGCTTTAAGACCCCGTCAGGGGCGATAATCGAACGTGAAAGGCCAATTCAGATCGGCCCGCCGAAGTTCATAATGGTCGACGGCAGGCGGGCGAATCGCTGTCTCCAGGCGGAACTTGCCGCTCCTGTGGGCACCAAAAAGGTATGGCGGCGGCGGAACGTGGCTCTCGGCGTGAACCCTAAACAAATACCGCGACTTCAACGGTTGCTTAAGGCGCGGGGGGCGGGCGACACCCAGTTTGACAAACGGACGGGGGACTGTATGGTCGAGAATCGGACGCACTACAATCAGATAATGAAGGCCAGAGGCATGTTCAATCAGGACGCTGGGTATGGGGATTGGGCGGGCAAGAATTGACAGGGCAAAAGAAGGCATCTAGGATTCAACGATATGGCGTTGCACGGACATAACAGGAATCGTAGACTCAAGATTCGGGCGCTGAAGGCCAAGGCCAGAGGCGTTGTTCGAGCACGCGCGAAGAGGGGCAAGAAGTAACGATTGAAGGGATATTGATCTCATAGACTAAACGCCGCAAAGAATCAGCCACAAGTCGGAAATAGCTGCCGGCTAGTGTCGTAACCACGAGTGTCTGTTACGAGGGCGCGAATGGGTTTTCCTGTTCGCGCCCTCTTCTTTGCGCAACCAACATAGGTGGCACATGCCAGAAGACGAAGCAAAAGACGAAACGGAACTGGACGGCGAGGATACCGAGCAGAAAGAGGAGGACGATGGGCTGGAGGAGGACGCCGAGTTCGACCCGGAACTGATAGAAGCCGCCGAGTCGGTCGGTCTTGACCCTGACGCTTTCGAGACCGAACGAGAACTGCAACGGGAAACCCAAACTCGCATTCTCAAATTGGAAGCGGATTTAGCGAAGGCGCCCGCCGTCGAGAAGGAAGACGAACTTGTTCTGGCTGAAATCGGCGTCCAGCTTCGGGGTAAAGAGAACGAAGACCTCGACCAGAATCTCGTCAAGAACATTGAGGGCTTGGCCACAACCACGAAGGACAACTTCGACAAGTTGGCCAAGCGAATCAACGCTCCGCGCACCGGCGACAAGGAACTGCGCCAAACGGTTCAACAACTGACTTCGGCGATTCGCAACCTCTCCGCCCAGAACGTCCAATTCAGGCTCGACCGCTGGATCAACAAGACCCCGAAGCTTCAGACCTATCTCGGCGACGGCGACAGCGGCGAGTTGGATCAGGACGGTAAGTTCGCGCGTCGGCGCCGGTCGTTGATACGCAGGGCGGACAAGATCGCCACCGGCCGCAAGGGCGACTTCGTGATGGAGAATATGTTCGCGAAGGCGTTCAAGAAGATGGTGCCCAAGTCCTCCGCCACCGACAAGAAGACAACCGAATCAAAATCTACTCGTATGGCTCGGGCCAGCGGGTCAAGTGGTAAAGATCAAGTGGATACCTCCCAGTCGGAGGCATCCCTGAAAGCTGAAGCTGCCGCGGTCGTCAGGAAGTTCCAGCGGAACGCGCGCTGAAAGTGAGGTAGATAATGGGTTTGCTGGTATCTGAAATCAAGGACATGGTAACAGGGACGCTGGACGTCTTCTGGAAGAAACCTGGGTTTACCCAGATCGCCCAGAAGTTCCAGCGCTATCCGTTCTACGGCCTCTTGCTCCAGGAGAACCGGTTATCTTTTGACACCGGCTTGGGCATTACCCACACGCTCATGGACAAGTTGTCCGAGACTTCCGAGTGGGTTGGTCTGTTCGAGGGCGGTACGATCAAGTTCACCGACCTGCTCGTGCAGATGAATGTGGACTACAAGCACATTCGTAATCACTGGCCTTTCGACGTGAAGGAGAAGTGGTTCCAGTCGGGCAGCGCGGAGAAAGTCGCAGACGTACTGAAAGCGCGGGATATGGCCGCTACCTTCGGCATGATTCAAACGGTGGAGGAAACGGCCTGGAAACCGCCGGACGCGGCGCTCACTAAGGAAATGTTTCCGGTCCCGTTCTGGATCGTGTGGCATCTGACCGATGAGGGCTTCACCGGCAAGTACCCCAACGGCTTTACGTCGTTGGCGGGCGTCGATCTCGACAAGCATCCGAACTTCCAGAACAGTTCGTACGTCTACGTCGACCCGACAGCCGGCGATTTGCTCAACAACATGCGCCAGATTCACATTGACACAGACTTCATCAGTCCGCTGGAGATCAGTGAGTTCCGCGGCATCACCGGCCAGAACTTCCGGCTCTACACCAATAAGCAGGGCTTGATTCAGTTGTGGGAGTTGAACGACCAGCGTAACGAGAATCTGGCGTTTGACCTGGGCCGACAGGACAACCAGTTGGCGTTCAAGGGCAATCAGATCGTCTACGTGCCCAAGCTGGACGAGAACATCATCCTGAGCAGCGACGGGTCTGCGATGAAAGATCCGTACTACTTCATCAACAAGGAAACCTTCCACGTCGTCGTGTTGACGCAGGACTTCATGCGTCGGGCCGAGCCGATGAACGATCGCAACGATCCTGATACGTTCGTCAACTGGAAGTTCCTGACGGTTCAGACAATGTGCTCGAATCGTCGGTCCAACGGCGTGGTCGCGAAGGCCGGTTAAGAGTTAGGAGATTAACAAATGGGTCACGTAAATGTTGACTACCAGCGGGGCGTTGACGCTGGCGCTGATACTGTCATAGGGCTGTCGGGTTTTTGGGGCGACTGCCCAATTCTTGCCAGCGTTGAGAATCGACGTAAGGCTTTCGGCTTCATCGAAGACGGGCTTGGCGTGCCGGACCTTGGTGCGAGCGGCCAGTCTGGGCGTTACGACGTCACGATGGACGCTACCGGCACACCGAACTTCGGCAGCGATGCGCGCAGTGGCGGCGGTCTGATTATCAAGACCGGGACCGCCGACAACGACGAGATCAACTGGGTCTATGGTGGTGCCACCGCGGCGCCGTTCAGGATTTCGGACGCTTCGTCCGAGAAGGCAAAGCTCTGGTACGAGTTTGCCATTCTGCCGTCGCTGATTACGGCGACTCAGAACGGCTGGTTCATGGGTCTCTGCGAAGTGGGCGGAGGTGCCCTTGACGCCTTAATTGACGACGACGGTACTATTGACGCCGCCCGTGATCTGGTGGGCTTTTTCAAACCCGAGGGTGATGCTGGCACGGTAGACTTCATCTACCAAAAGGGCGCCCAAACGCTCCAGACCGTCCTCAACGGGTTCAAGACGCTCAACACGACAACGCCGACGAAACTCGGCTTTGTGTATGACCCAAATGCTCCGGCGGCTGAGCAGATCCGGATTTACACCGACGGAATCCCAGAGACAACGTTCGTGACCGGCACGAACATCGCTGCCGCCACCTTCCCCGACGCCATACTGATGGCGCCGACGGGCGGAATTAAAGGCGACACCGCCGCGGCAGCCCAGACGATCAAGATTCCGTTCTGGGGCTGCTACCAGCTCCGCGTGTAAGTTGAACCGACATGGGCCATTTGGTTGCTGATTATGAACGAGGCGTTGACGCCACACCCGATACGATCGTACGTCTATCCGGCTTTTGGGGTGATTGCCCGGTCCTGAGCAGTGTCGAGAACCGTCGCAAGGCGTTTGGGTTCATTGAAGACGGTCTCGGGGTTCCTGAATTAACTGCCGCAGGTCGAACGGCCAGCTATGAAGTCGGTATGACCGGGTCGTGCAAGTTCGGCACGAATGCTCGGTCAGGTGGCGGGCTCTTGATGACGACCGGCGCCACTATCGACGACGGGCTCATAGCCCAGTACGGCGCTGGTACTGGTAGCGGCAACTTCCGAATCTCGGACATTGTGGGCGAGAGCCGGAAGCTCTGGATGGAGTTTGCCGTCGAGGTCAGCAATGTTTCCATCAATAGCCAGGGCTTTTTCGTCGGGTTGGTCGAAGGTCTGGCTCCGACAAGCGAAGACGTGATCTTGCCGCCTGGCCCGCTAGCCAGGCTGAATACGAACAGGGATTTGATCGGCTTCTGGTTTCAATCAACGCAGCCTACTCGCGTCGACATTGTTTATCAGAAAGATGGACAAGGCTTGCAGACTGTTGCGACCGATCTAGCTGTTGCCCTTAATACGACAGTACGGTTTGGGATGCTTTACGATCCGTTGAATCACGTTGCAGGCGAGCAGATTGTTTTCTTGGTGGATGGAATCCGTCAGAACAGCTTTGTTACCGCGGCCAATATCAGGTCGAGCACTTTTCCTGGCGGCGTTTTGATGAATCCGACGTTGTGTCTCAAGGTCGACGGCAATGGTCCTGTGACTATGGCCGTGCCGATTTGGGGTTGTTACCAGCTCCGTGCTGCGTGAGGTAAAACTTTTGTGCCGATCAACCCGTTGTCCTATCTCGACTTCAAGCGCGAAATGGCGTTTGACCTTCATTGGGGAGACCTTGATAAGCTCTCCCAGAAGGACAAGGACACTCTGCATCGGCTAATCCAAAGCGCGATACGAACCGTCTTCTTGCCGCTGCGGCCCGGCACCAGTCGAGTGCACAACTGGTCCTGGGCCGATCCTTTGCGCACCCTGATTGTCAACAGCAAGGCCACCGGCACGCTTGCCGGTATACCTTCCCGTTCCGGTGAATTGATTGTCTTCGCCGCTCAGACTGCGGTGTTCAACTCGGACCACGTAGGCCACGACCTAACGCTCGATTCCAGCGGCCAGCGCTACACGATCGTCGAGTTCGTGCGCGCGAGCGTGGTCAAGGTTATCGGCTCGCCGCGCAGCAAGTTCGGCCAGACGACGCAGTTGGGCGACAGGAGAAATGCGACTACGACCTCTGTCGTTTCTGACGTCACCACTACCAAGATCACCGAAAGTTCCACTAAGGCTTTCGATGCAGATATGGTCGGCGACAGCGCCGTCTTCGCCGGCGGGTCGAGCTATCTGATCGAGCGAGTGGATACCGACAACAACTTCGTCATCGTTCAGGGCGACGCCAGCGCCGAGACTGGGGCATTGACCATCCAGAGGCGAGTGACGGCCGGCGTAAGCGTTGGTTCCGCCGGTGGTTTCTTCAACATTGCGGGGAACAATGCGTTTCGGCAAGACATGGAGGATGACTCCGACACCATTGTCTTTGTCGGGGATGCAACCGTCTATACGATCACTGAATTTCTCGGCGTGAGTAGTGTGCGTGTTGATGCTGATCCGACGGGGGAAACGATAACCAGCGGTTTCGATATCAAGAAATCCTTTTCTACGGATTACACTGTGGCGGCGGACACGGCTGAGACCACGATAACGGTAGAAGAAGATGATGCTTTTGTAGCGGAGGATGTCGGTCAATTCCTGACGTTCATCGGGCCGCTACTGAACAGTTACGAGATTCTTGAGGTTATTGACGACAGGCGCGTTCGGGTCGCGGGCAATGCCGCCGCTGAGACAACGACCGAGGTCTCGATCGTTCGTGCTGCGGCTGCTCTTGATACAACCGCACGGACTTTCGACGGCGCAGCTACGCTCTTGACCGCCGATGCGGCGGTGTTCACGTCCTCGATGGTCGGCTTGGCGATTGAATTCCCGCTACCGCTCGGCAGCAGCCGCAAGTACGCGATTACGGAATTCGTCGGCACAACGTCGGTCAAGGTGGCCGGTAACGCCAGCAGCGAAGGCCCACCGCACCAGAAGTTCTTGGTGGTCGGAGCGACCGACCTGGCCGCTGACGATGCGTTCACGGTGCTCAATACCGGTGGCGACTACGAGTTCCCGGTGGACTTCGGGGGTATAGACGGCCCGATTACTTTCTCTGCTGATACCGTTGCCACTGAAGTAATGATTACGACTGAGGCGAATATTCGTCGCGCTCGACAGGCGTTGACCGGTGACGGCCGACCACAAATGGCGGCGATCCGGGCGCAGATACACGACGGCAAGGCGACCGGCCGCTACGACCTGCTCCTGTATCCCGGCAATCCGGACGGGAAGTACACGTTTGAATACCGGCAGATTGTCATCTTGCCGGACGTTGATGAGGAGAATCCGTTCCCGCCCGGCGGTGCGGCGTACAGCGAACTGTATCTGGCTGCTTGTCTGTCGTTGGCCGACGAACGAATCAACGACCGTCGCGGCCTACGTTGGAATACGTTTCAGGAACGTCTGGCGGCGATGATCGAGATAGACACGGTCGCTACCGGCGCGGAGCACTTGGGCAGAGGCTTTGAGGACGGCAGCGCGACGGGCCTGCGAGTAATACCGAAGACGCTCAGTGTGACCTACGTGCCGGGCGCATGATTAAGCTAAGGAGTAGTTCTAATGCAACATAGAGTGCAAACTGACTTGGAAGCAAAGCAGATTTTCGAGAGTTCCTTCTCCGGGTTCGAGTCGCCGGAAGGTCTCTGCATTGGCTTCGGCACAACCGTCGGCAATGGTATCGAAGGCTGGGCGCCGAATGCGATCTTCATTGACACCAACGCCGCGCAAGGCGCGGGCGTATTCACTAACACCGGTACCAAGACCGCAGCGACGTTTACGGAGATCGCCGACGCAGGTGTCGCTGGCGGTTTCGTGATGAATGACTCCGCGACCATCGCCCTCGGCAGCGACTCCGACGTGACGATGGCGTGGACCGGTAGTGCCGTTGAAGTCTTCCCCACGACCGACGATACCGGAGCCTTCAACTTCGGTGACGGTACTACTGACATCGACGTACAGATATTCCTGGGCACGAGCACCGAATACGTCCTCTTCGACGTTGGTGCCAGCAATGTCCGCTTCAACGTGCCGATTCGTGTGGACAACAACACCGGTGCGATCGCGGCGAGTGGACTCTTGATTGGCGGCGGTACTACCGCCGATCCTATTGCGAGTTCCGTTGCGAACGACCTGTTCATCGAATTGCGCTGCCAGACTACGGCGACGAGTGGCGACAACCGCCTGCTCTACATGCGTTATCAGATGAATGGGATCAACGCTACGGGCGGTGAGTGCATCCGGGCCTTCACCAAACTCGACGCCGCCTGTGGTACTGTTCGTGGTGCCCATATCTCACTGGACATTGACGATTCTCCTGCGGGTTCCGTTACCGGCCTTGGCGTCGGCGTCGATGCCCAGTTGCTTGTCGGGAACGCTGCGCTGCCTGCCGGCGGGACCTACTTCGCCGGCCAGTCTCAAATTCACAGTGCTGGGTCGTCTTCCGACATTTCCGCCGTGACCGCACATGCGATTCACTCGTTTTCGGCCAGCGGCGATGCGACAGGCATTGCCACTGTCTTGAACGCACTGGCGTTTGTTGGTAGTACAGGCAGCGGCAAGATGATTCTCAACACAAACTCGACGGGTGCGACGGAATCCAACGGCAGTATCCGCGTTCTGGTTGACGAAGGTTCGGGCTATGTGGTCCGCCACTTGCGTTACTGGGATGCACAGAACTCGTAATGGCACTCTGGACCCTTAGCCCCGATCATGTTGTTGCGGCCGTTCGTTTTCAGACCGGTGGCGAATTTGAAATGACTGCGACCCAACGTCTGATCGTCGAGACGACGCCTGCTGGGCGAGAATACGTAGAGGAAGCGTGCCCACCGGGCAAGAAATGGACCGTACGAATATCGGTGGACATCACGGAAACAGATGCTTAGGGAGACTTTATGAAGTTCGGTATACAGGAACGCCTGGTGCTCTTGAACGTGTTGCCGCAGCAGGGCGACGCAGTGACGTTGCGGATTCTGCGAGACTTCCAAACGGAGGTCTCGTTTACGGAGGAAGAGAAGAAGGCGGTGAATCTTGTCTCAAGCAACGGTCAGATCACCTGGAATGCGCCCGATTATAAGCCCAAGGACATTGAGGTCGGGGACACGATGAAGGAGATCGTCGTCGGTGTCTTGAAGGGGCTGAACGCCGGCAAGAAGCTAACTCAACACAGCTTGCCGCTGTACGACCGCTTCGTCTCGGCTTCGGCAAAGGAATAGACCATGACGTTGATGCATCCAGCGGTTCGCAGTGGCATAGCGAGGCTGCACGGACAGGATTTAAGCGCCGACAACACGGCGATTGCTAAGACGATAACGATCAAGTCAGATCAATGGCCTGTGCTTTATGCGCTGCAACTCAACATTGACGTCTTAGATGAAACCGACCTTGAGGTGCTTCCGGCCGTCGCTCAAATCCTCGTCACGATGAGTGCCAATGTCGTCTGGGACATTAAGATTCATCCTTTGATAACGCATACTGGCGCGTCCGAACACCGCTGGGTCGATCTCGGTCCGTGGTCCTGGGGTGTCAATGAATTCGGCGAAGAAGGACTCTATGGCGAAACGATCGGCCAGGACATCGTTATTAACGTGCCGGCGATGGGCGCCCTCGTGAAGGCGCAGATCAACTATAGGTATTCCGGTGGTTAAAGCGCATGCCCGAACGAGTTCTATCGCTGGAATACCCGCACGCGGGCCTGAACCGCCGGTTCGCCATTCAGCGACCGCCTAAGTTCTCCACACTTTCCTGCCTGAACGTCCGACCGTTTGATCCGATAGAAGAACGTCAGCGCGGCGGCAATCGGCCGGGCTTGGCTAAGTATCCCTTCGAGCAGGTAGGTGACTCACCGGTAAATATGCTCGCGTGCATTAACGTGAGTGCCGGACAGTCCGACACCAGGGCTAACTTCGTTGCCAGCTTTGACCAAGCTGATCGTGCAGGCTGGAATTTTCAAGGTCTATCTGCGTCCGCCGGTTTCGGTTTGATTCTCGGTCCATCCGTCTCGCTCGGCAGGACTACCCACGCCTTGCCGTCCACGCTCAATTCTCTAAAGGCGTATACCACAAGAGTTCGCGTGCCCGGCATTTTGCGCCCCGGTCAGCTTGTAATTGACGGCATTGTCTCATTGGACTTCGGTGTCGTTGAAACGGCCGGTCCGCAACCGCTCGACCATCGCTGGAGCCGGATTTCCTTGATGGGGGTTTACACCGAGTCGAATCGCAACCAATTTTTGCAACTGATCTTCGAGCGCATGCGCGGTGAGAATGTGCTGGAACGTGTGTGGGATGACAGCGTTAATTTTCAGCGCGATAGTTTGGCCAACACAACCTTGTCGGTGACGTTCAATCCCTTCGACAACAGCGTTTCATTCAACGTCCGTTCGGCGGCTCGTCAATACGACCTGACCGCGCCGGACGGTTTTACGATGGGTGTGCTCGACGGAGAGTATGCGGGCATCGCACTCAAAAGGGGGTTCTCTGAGTTTCCTTTCAGTCCGCGAGTTCAATTCTTTGCCCTTAATTATTCTGTGCTGAATCCGCCGGTGTTTCCCCAGCCGGACTGCCTGTTGGCTGCCGCGTCGGGCGGAGTGCTCAAGATTCAAAAGGCCGACGGAGTTGTGACACCGACGCCGGCCAGGACGGTCAGCCAGAAGATAAAGCCGTTGATGGCGGTGGATATGATTGCTCCGATCGGCGGAACAGGCGCCGACCCGCCCACCACGGTCGATCGCGAGCCCGGCATTCGGCTGTTCATAGCAGACTACGGTGATGACGATGTGGTTCCCAAGGTCTATGATCCGGCGACCAACGTGCTTCAAGATTGGGTGGAGGATATCGACTTCGCGACGGGGGCTCCGAAAGGCCGGGTGCCGCTGGGTAATCACATCATGGCCCGATTCGGCGGCCGGATCTATCTGGCGGGCAAACCGGCCCATGCCTGGGCTGCGTGCCGGCTAGGCGACCCCTTTGATTGGGATTTCGGCAAGAACGTCTTCGAGGGCGGCGAGGACCCTGCGGCTGCGATCGGCGGGCAGGCGGCGGAACTCAGCGTTATATCCGAGCCTCTTACGGCGCTCCCTGCGTTCACGGACGACTACCTGATTTTCGGCACCGCCAACAAGACGCACAGGTTGGCGGGGGACCCGGGGTTCGGGGCACGCGTTGTCGTGGTGAGCACTCAAGCCGGGTTCGCCGGGCCACAGGCGTGGTGCCCGACACCGGAGGGCGCGATGATCTTCATGGATCAAGAGCGAGGCTTGTTCATACTCGGTCCGGGCGCGCAGAGTTTCCCTGAACCCTTGTCCGCCAATGTGTTGCCCCGCGAGCTGCGCGACATCGACACCCGCGATGTGATCGTCACGCTGGCTTACGACCATCGACAGCCGGGCGTTCATATCGTGTTGACCTCCGTCTCCGGCCAGCAGCTTGAACACTTTTGGTATGACCGCAGGTCGGGCGGATTCTGGCCGTTTACTCTGTCTGATGAACACTTGCCGTCCTCGGTCTTGAGCTATCAGAGTGTATCCCCGGACCGCAGCGGTGTGCTGTTCGGCGGTCACGACGGGTTCATTTGGCACTTCAATGACCCCGACCCACGCGACGACGGTGTTCCGTTCGAGCAGTTCGTTGTCTACGGTCCGTTCAACCTCGCTGGTGGCAACTTCATCGAAGGCGTACTGCGCTGGATTCGCGCTACAATTCCCACGGTAGGCGATGGTTTGCGGTTTGAGGTAATGACCGGCCCGACTGCCGAGTCGGCGATAGATGACAATTCCAGCTTGCAGCGCCGGTTCAGCGGGGCTTTCGGCGACCATCCAATGTTGCAGAAGTCCGTCCGGCTGCGCGGCGTGGTGGCGTTTGTTAAAATCATCGGTGGCGGTTCCGCCTGGGCGATGGAAACGATGGACGTGGGCGTAGAGCCGATGTCAGCCCCCCGGCCGTGATGAAAGGAATACGGAATGCCGTTACACAAATTTGTCCTCGGTGCGTTGAATTCGTTCAACAACGTCGTTGGTACTCCGGCGTTCAGTTTCGGCGTGGGGATTGCCGAGGCTGAACGTAAACAAGAAGAACTCGACGCGGATATTGCTCGCCGGGAGGAAATCGCTGAAAGAATCGGACCGGGAGGCCTCTTTCCGGCCTTGGGCGCACTTCAGGAAGAGACGGAGGCTGTCTCTGCGCAAAACCTGGCGGAATCGGAGGCGTTCTTCGGCTCGGCGGCTATGCGATTCGCCGGAGTGGCTGACCCGCTCATTGCAGACATACGCGAGCGTGAGTCGCGCGTTCTGGCCGAAGCCGAGGGTCTCGGTGACGTGGAACGTGGGGAAGTGAACCGTCGATTCGGGGCATTGGGACGCACTGAGCAAGCACGGCTCGCGGGACTTGGTTTAGGCGGCACGACACTCGCCGCCGGTGTGTCTTCCGGTGTTGAACGCTTGCGCGGCCGGGAACTCGGCATAGTCAACGAACGGTTGCAACGCGAACGGGTAGACCGGCTCGAACGTCTCAGCGGTGAGACGATTCAGGCGGTAGGCGACCTGGGTTTCGCCGGTCTGGATTTCGAGGAACGCAGTTTCGGGAACTTGATATCGGAGCGGGAACGCTTGCGTCTGGCCGGACCTCGACAGGCGGTGGCGGGCGCCGAACGTATCGTCGAGTTTGAGACACAAGACATCTTCCGCCAGCCGCCCTTGCCGGGCCGACAAAATGAATTGTTGGGGCTGGCGGGCACGACTGGATAGCTATGGCACTCGTCATCCCTGCGGGGCAGAATCTCAGTGCGGAAGCCTTTACCAGCTTCGCTATCGGCCGCCAGTTGACTCGAATTCGAGATGAGCAGCGTCGTCGGCAGGAGGAGGCTGCGGACCAGGGTGGTGCCGGTATCGGGGGCGCAGTCGGGACCGCAGCGGGTATTGCGGCAATCGCACTCGCAGCCCCATCAGGCGGTGCATCTTTGTTCGCTCTGGGTGCCGCTGCCGGCGGCGGTCTCGGCCAGGTGGTCGGTTCGGCCATTGACCCACCGGGTTCCGCCGTACCGGGCGGCCAAACGGGCCAGATTGCCGGTGGTATCAACCGCATCTCCCAAGGCGTTCTGCAATTCGCCGCCATTGAAGAGAACAAGAAGCTCAACGAAGACCAGAAGGACGAAGCCTTCCTGGCAAACATTACGAAAACGATAGGTGTTCAGGGAACTCAGGGCTTCACTGAGTTCAAACTTGCGGGTCTTGAAAAGGGTCTGAGTCGATCGGAGGTCCGGCAGTCGTTCGTTCAGGAGAATGCAAGCGGACTCGCTCAGGTGAGGAAGGAACGGGTGAAGGGTTTGGCGGGTGCCGCCCGGCTTGGGAAACTGGAAGCGCAGAAAATCAACGCCTACATGGCGAATCCGACGCAGTTCCGTGAGCTTTTCGAGGTCGACAAGTTCAACGAACAGGGGTTCGAGGATTTACGAAGCAGTCGCGAGAAAATCGGGCAGGACTTCCGTGCAGGCAAGCTAACCGACCAAGGCCGCCAGTTGGCGCTCCGAGCTTGGCGCAGCAGGCGTGACAGTTTTCTCGCTGACCAAGTGCTACGGCAACCTACCCCGATCAGCATTCAGCAGTTGCAGCAAGCCGGCAAGGCGCCGCGGGCCGGCGGTACCTACTTTGATGAGAACGTACCCGGCGCCACGCTTCACGTCAGCGATGGGAACGTTAGCAGTTGGTCATTCGCGCCGAATAGACCGGTAGAGGATAAAGGGAACCCGAACCGGAGAATTACGTATGACCGCAAAGGCGAGCAGTCCTTCCACAGTGCTCGTCTACCTGACGGCCGGTGGGTCGGCATAGGCGACCACTTCGAGATAGCCGGTCGCGAGGGCTTGTTCCAACGAGACAAGGACGGCGAAACTGTTCAGGTGAAGGGCACGGGCGCAGACGGCGATGACAGCGCCGACCTGTTCACGAAGACTTACGATTCGCTTCTTCGCCGCGAGTTTTCAGCGCAAGAGGCAAGTGAAAAAGCGAAGGGGGCGGTCGAAGCCTTTGAAGCATTCAAGCAAGAACGAACCCAGGCGGCGCTGAAAAAGAAGCTGGAAGCGGCCCGTAGCTTGGATGACTTCTTGGATGTTCTTTCCGAGGGCAACGCGCCGCTGAGGGACGCTGTGCAGATACTTCAGAATCGAGGGCGTGTCGACCGACAATCTATTTTGGACGCGATAGCTGAAGTTGCTAGGGCTTTGAATGTCGTCGACAGCAGAGAACGACCAGGTAGCGAAGTTATAGCTGGCCGAGCTGACCGAATGAGAGGTATTCTGAGCCGCATCAACCTTACGATTGAAGAACAAGACAGACGTGCCACCCCGTTGCGACAACCATGAGTCGATTTACAACTACACAAGACATCCGTGAGTTGCTGGGTGAACCTGATTCAAGTGACAATGGACAGCAAAGCAACGTTACCACTCCGCAAGATATCCGCAAGCTGTTGGGCGACGGACAAGGAGCCGTCAGCACCGGCGACCGTCTCTTAGGCTTAGAGGAACCGGAACTTAGTCAGGAACGCGAACGCCAGGCGATTGAGCAGGCCCGCGACGACGATTTGTTCCAACAAGCCCGCGAGCTGGAGATTTCCACGGGCGAGACCACGCAGGCGCCTCTCCGACGACTGAACCAGATCCGTCGCGACCTTAACCTGCCGTCCGCAGAGACCATCCCGCCGGAGCTGATTGAAGGCCGGGGAATCAACGCCACGAAGCGGTTGCTATCGGATTTTGCTCAGAACGCCAACCGTGCCGTCGAGGGCGTGCCCGATATGATCGACGCCATCACTGAGTTGGTTGGAATAGATTTCGAGCCGCCCAGTGAATTTTTCGAGGCGTCGCGCAATGTCATCCGGGCATTTCTGCCCGACGACCCCAGACTACGGGACGAATTCTTCTCCTCAAAACTCCCCGGCGGGCTTGGTGGCACGCTCGCTTTTGGTGCGACTGCCCTTGTGGGTGGCACGGCAGCGGTCGTTACCGCTGGAGTTTCGGTCGGTGCTCAGGAGCAAGCGGAACGAGCACGAGAGGCGGGCGTCGAAGGCCGTACGAAAGCCATCGCTACGTTGCTCGGTGCCGGATTGGGCTTAACCGAGACCGCGTTGCCGTTGCGGGCAGCGCGAGCACTCAAGCCGGTCGACCGGGCACTGAGCGGCAGATTCTTCGATCTCATTCTCAACCGCGGCGGTTTGAAGGTGGACGTAGCTATTGAAGCTGTGCAGGAACTAGGCCAGCAGCTCGGTAGCAATATCATCGCCAAGACCATTCTAAAGCAGGATCAGAAGATACTTGAGGGTGTGGCAGAGGCAGGAGAGGTCGGCGGCGCCGTTGGTTTGATAATCGGCGGTCTCGCGCGTATGGCTGGGGTCAGAATACCCAAGTTCAAGTCGCCGGAGGCCCAGGACGCCGCACAAGAGGGTGCCGACGTAGCCGAGACTGCACAGGCGCGTGTAGAGTCTACAGAGCAGGTTCCACGTGAAACAACCCCGGAGACCCCACCAGCGGCCTCTGAGGAAGCCACAGGGGCCTTTCGTACCCTTCGTCGCCGTGGACTAGGTATTCAGGCGGCTGCACGGCGGGTGCGCCAGGACTTCGATATCCCGGCGGAAGTATCGGATGCTCAGATTGCGGGACGGCCGGCGCCCGGGGAGCCGGTGGCAGAGGTTAATGAATTTCGCGACCCAGACGAAGTCCGTGCGGACGCACGGGCTGAACCGGGATCAGCAGAGCAAGGCCAGCGCACCGACTTCCCGATTCGCGATGGGCCGGCAACCGGGGCGGTAACTCGCCTGTTTAGCACACGAGCCGTACCAATGCCGGAATTGGTGGCCCTTGCCCGTGAGCTGCTGGGGCCTGGAAAACTTCGAGTCAAAAAGCTGCGCAAGGCAGCCGGAGTGTTTATCAGCGTCAGAGGCCAGCCCAATGCTGTTGAAATCATCATCGACCCGGAAACTGCCTCCGACCCCCGAAAGCTGGCTGCGGTTCTTGCTCACGAGATAGGGCATCTGGTTGACTTCAAACCGCAAGCGACTCTGAAGCGTGGCAATCTGCTGGGCCGGATTGCATCGCTGCGAGAACACATTGCGCAATTCATGGCTGGCGAACCTGGCGGCCCGCCGCCGCTGACAGACGTTGACTTGAAGCGCTTGCGTGAGATTGCGGCCGAGCGAGGCAGTGCTGCGTTTGAGGTAAGAGTCGACGAAGCCACTGGCGACTTAGGCATTACGCCGAAAGACGTCATGGACATCTGGAATTCAACGGCCGGAACCAGAGTCAACAAGGACCTCGAAGACTATGTAAAGCGACTGACACGCGCAGAGAAGAAGTCCATTGTCGGTGAAGCCTTGAAGCTGATTCGGGCGAAGGGCATTAGCCTTGAGGAGTTGCAGCGCTTCAGTGTTCGTATGAGTCAACGGATTGGAATCACTGCGCGAGGTGGTAAACCAGAGAAGTCCGAAGCCGACTTCATCGAGAAGGAATTCAACAATCTGGTGCAGGAGGAGATTCGGAAACGCAAACTACTCGATGAGTCGATTGTCCGCGAGGAACTTGTCGCGCTTTCGGAATGGTGGACGCCATACGACAAGACGCGCGTTCCGGTGTCGTATATTCGCTATCGCGAAAGCAGTGTGGAGCTTTATGCTCAGGCGCTTAGCGTCTTTCTGAACACGCCGGGCGAGTTGGCGGAACGGGCGCCGAACTTCTATCGTGGATTTACCGCCTTCCTGAACGCCAAACCGGAAGCTGTCAAGTCCTATCTGGAATTGCAGGAGCTTTTGTCCGGCACCTCGGAGCAGCTTTTTAAGGGACGGGCAAAGCGCGTCCAAGATATGTTTGAACGTGGCGACCAAGCCATTCTTGCAATGTTCGAGAACAAACGTGCTGGCGAACTTTCTATTTTCCATCGAGTGCAGAATTTCCTTAGCCAGGTGTTGCTGGACCGGCAGGCTCCGGCGAAAGAGGCGAGGCGTCAAGCAGAGAAGGACGGCATTCAAGTTGCTGATGTAGAGAACGCCGCGTATATTGTTGACGAACTGGGTCTGATCGACAACGACAATCACCTGTTTGTCAAGTTCATTCAGGCCGAAGTCATCGATCCACTCGCTGAGATTGGAGTCGACCGCCACCATATCGCCGAGTTCCTATTGCAACGTCGGATAATTAATGAGCGCGGGGAAATGGCGAATCCGCTAGGGTTTACGCCGGAAGAGGCGGCCGAACAACTGGAAGGTATCCGCAACGAGCTTGGCGCCGACCGGTTTGTCGAGCTTGAGCGACGTATGCAGAGGTTTCACGACGAAGTTTTCGCTGCTGCCACTCGTGCAAGGGACGCTGGTGTTTATAACGACAAGGCGTTTGAAGAACGAATCGTTCCGAACAAGGATAATTATGCCGCGTTCGCAGTGATTCATTTTCTGGAGCAGGGCGACCACATTCCCGCAGCCATCCTTCCGCAACAAGGAACATTCAGCGATGTGGCCGACCCCTTCTTGACTACAATTCTCAAGGTGTTGACGCTCAATCGCTTGACAAGGCTCAATGCCGCCAAGACTGCTGTAATCGACGAGCAACTGCGTAGTTTCCCTAGTGACATTAGAGAAGTTCCATTGCCCAGGTTGGCGAGTGGCGGCCAGGCACGCGAGCCTCAAAGGCGACCGCGTGCTGGCAGAGACTACCTACAGCGTCTGGAAAACGGCAAACGAGTCGCGTATGAGATTCCAAAGAACATCGCCGACGGCTTCAAGCAACATGCGGTCGGCGAATTGGCAGCGTTTGGGAAACTTCTCTCGAACGGCATGTATCGCGTGTTTCATCCTTTGTTTGTTACATACAACCCGATGTTCGCCGTTGGCAACGTGTTCAGAGACATGCGTCGGACCTGGAAGGGGCTCGGCACGATTGGGAGCAAACTCAACAAACAACTGCGAGCGGAACTTGAACGTCAAGGAATGACGCCGGCAGAGGCAAAGCGCGAAGCGTCGGCTGAGAAGATTACTGTCGGGCATCTTGCATGGGCGTACTGGCAGTCTATTGGGCCATCGGTACGCCGAGCGCGTGGCATCAATGACGAGACCATTAACAATATGATGCGCGAACGCGCTCTCGGCACACCTTGGGTTGAAGTAGAAAGCGAGTTGAACGAGGCGAGTCAAGGATACGACAAGGTCTTGGCGAGGTTAGGGATGCTGAAGAATCCAACGAAGGGCCGCAACTTGGCTTATCGGTTCTTCGGTAGCTTCTTTAATCTGATTCGCCAGCTCAATGTCGCGATTGAAACTGCCTCAAAGGTTGCCGGCTACAAGGCTCTGGAGGTTCGCCGCGACGGGGCAGTGCGCGAACAGGTAGGCACTAGGGAGCGAGCATACCTTGTCCGCAAGCACGCCGGCACGCCGGACATCTATCAAAAGGGATTGGCTACCCCGTTGACCAACGGCGTGTGGGCTTATTCTCGCGTTCGCTGGAACGGGATGCAGGCTGATTGGCGATTGGCTACGTCGCAGAATACTGCCGCTGGTTGGTGGTGGCGCAACTTCGCCTGGACGGCTACCCAAAAAACCTTGCTTGCGGCGGCAGCGGCCGGGCTGTTTGGTGAATACCTGAAGGAGATTCTTAAGCGCATACCGTCTTACTTCCTTTCAAACTACGATGTAATACCGTTGGGGCTGACTCCGCCTGATGACAACGGGGAGCGCAAAGCAATATTTCTGAGCATCCCGCCATCCGACTTTGAGCGCTTGCTAGGCATTATCATGTGGAAGGGGTTGGAGCGGATGGAGCGCGACCAAGTTGACGTGCAAGGCACACTGCGAGAACTTTACGGCGAACTTGTTCCTAACCTGATTCCGCCGTTATCCATTGCGGGTAACTGGGTGAAGTTTGCGATTGGCATCAATCCCTACGACCGGTTTCGTGCTGGCGGAGTTGTGCCGCGGCGCGACTGGGAAGCTGGCGGATGGAATGCAACCTCGCGCATGGTGGATTGGACCTTGAGTCAAGCGGGCGTGTTGTCGGTTCTCTTGCGGCCGATGCGTACTGCCATTCAAGAGGGTGTTGACAGTAAGCGAGCTGGAGAATCTATTGAATACGCAGTTACCGGCCTTACCGGCGTTCGTAGAATCTTTCGCACCAGCGATCGTGGCATTGATGAAAAGATTAGCCAAGAACTCGAAAATGAGGATAGGGAAAAACGGCGATTCCAACTCTCGCTCGGACGAAGTGTGACTCGGCTTACAGGCGAGCGATACCGTTTGAATCGCCGCAAAAAGAAGCTGGATAAAGCCGAACGAACTCGACGGAGCCAGCTCAATCGCTGGTATCGTCGCTATCTGCAAATTACAACACGAATTCGCAACCTTGAGGATCATGGACGCAATCAGGAAGCTGACCGGCAGCGGCAAAAACTGACTGAAATATCACTGCCGCTTACGCGCTGAATTGGTATAGCATGGCTGAACGGCTCAGGACAGAAGTTGGCTCCATAGAAGAGACCCGCCGCACGTTCCGGCAAGTCGACCGTATACTCGTCAACATCAATCGGCAAGTCAGCTCGGTAGCCGGTTCAGTTCCCGGTCAGCACCCGTTCGAGGATAGCATTTCCGTAGTCCACGACCCCGCCGTTCCTACGAAGGAAATGCGGATTGACGTGGGTGCCATATCGCCGGAGACGGTCCGCATCCTCACTATGCCGGACCAGAACATCGACTTGACGCCGACCACTGGGTCGTTTGCCTCTTCTGCGGACGCCCACCCCATCGTCGATACCATCTCGGTCGTTAAAGACGGAGATAAGGAACTCCGGCTCGACGTGGGCGGCAATAGCGCAGGAATCATCGGCGTCTTGGCCACGGCGTTCACCTCGGCGAAGACCATCACGTTCCCTGACCTGACGGGGACTGTGGTGCTCGGTCCGGCTTCTGCTACTGACAGGGAAATCGCTGTTTTCGACGGGACGGCAGGCAACCTCATCAAGGGCGGTGTGGTTATGAGAATGGGCGGCAACTTCGACATGAATGCGTCGCCTCGCTTTTTCGTTCGCGGTTCAAGCAACGTTTTTGAACTCATCGACGTTACCGGCGGCGTCAACTGGCTCGGCGTCACCAATGCGACGACTGGCAACCCCGTCATCCTCTCCGCAGAGAGCGACACCGACTCCAACGTCAACGTGCAGATTAAGCCCCTCGGCACCGGCTTCGTCGATGTCGATACCTCGCTCATCAGCAACGTGGTCGACCCCGTCTCCGCTCAGGATGCGGTGACGAAGAACTACATCGACACGCTGCCACTTCACAAGTTTTTCCAAGGCATGTTCCTTGAGCGGTTCGACGCCGTTATGACCAGCGACGGCTCGATTATCACCATGACCCTTGAAAAGACCGGCGGCGGTGATCTCACTATGGTCTTCTCGGACGGTCAGACGACACTCGACACAACGCCTGCGCTCACTATCGTGCTCACAGCGGGCACGGACACAGTCGCGCAAGACAACTTCGTTTATATCCCGAAGAGCACGAAAGTCCTCACGCTGTCTACAACCGCCTGGCCAAGCGGTGAACACAACAAAATTGCCTTTTTCAAGTTACCCAGTGCGTCCTTGGTTAATACGGGCGCGTCTGGCAACAACTTCCAACACGTCAACCAAAATTGGAACGACTTCGCCTACGGCCCTGACCAGATGGGTCACATGCTGCACATGGCGGAGCGTCTCAGGCGACTGCCAGCCCAGTGGCAGAGTGGCACTGAAGGTGTAGCTACTCAGGACGGGAACGACCTGTGGGTTTCTATTAGCGCAGGCGTTGTTTACCAGTTGCACGAGCACACTTTTGATGCGTTGGACTCCGACACGGCGGGTGCAGGCGATCATATTCTTGTGGTAAACGACCCTGACGCCGCTTTCACTATCGTTCAAAGCCTGAATTCAATTACCAAGATTTCGGACGGTACGGCTATCGGCAACAACAAGTTCGTGATCTTCGTGTTGTTTGGGGTGGCTAATAAGACCGGCGAAGTGTCGCCGATGATGCTGAATCTGCCCAGCGGCCAGTACAACACCCTTGCCGATGCTACAGCCGACGTTGATCGCTTTCACAACACGACCATACCCCACGAGTTTACCATTGATTCGAGTACAGGATTCCTCATTGCAAGGTTCATCTGCAAGCACACGACCACCGCAATGGAGATTCAGTCCACGGTAGACCTGCGCGGCACACAGCCGGAGTCCCAGGCTGGCGGCGGTACGGGCTTCGGCGACGTTACTGCGGCGGCGGTGTTGACGGACAATGCGATTGTTCGCGGCGACGGTGGGGCGAAGGGCGTTCAAACCAGCGGCGTTCTGATTGACGACTCAGACAACATGAGCGGTATCGTCGCCCTAGCCGCCTCGACGCTTCAAAGCACGGTCGCCACCGGCACGGCACCGCTCATCATCGCCTCGACGACTGTGGTGGCGAACCTGAACGCCGACCTGCTGGATGGGAATGAGGCGTCGGTGTTCTTGCAGAACATCGTTGAAGATACCTCGATGCAACTAGGCAGTATGCTCGATGTCAACACCTTTTCGCTTGGCGACGGCACACGCGAACTGCTGAGCTTCATCGAAGACGGCTCGGCGGTAAACGAATTCACGATAGAGAATCAGGCGACGAACAGCGGCACGCCGGACACCGGGCCGATCTTGTCTGCAACGGGTGATGACACGCACATACCGGTTGTGATTACGCCGAAGGGGACAGCGAGCATTCTGTCTGGCGTTGATGGAACTGTCGCTCGGCCAGCTTACTCATTCCTATCGGCCACTGATACGGGAATCTATTACTCGGCCTCGGGTGTGCCGCGTATAAGGTTTGCCGTTAGTGGCTCTGATTCGGCTCTCCTATCAGCAACCGGACTGGTCTTGGACGTGGACTTGTTTGTCTCCTCGGGCAACGACATGTTTGTGCAGGGAGGGGATTTTACGGTCGATCAGACCAACCTTGACTTCTTCGTTGACGACAGTACGGGGCGGGTCGGAGTAAGAACGGGCAGTCCAAGCACCCACTTTCATGTTGTAAATGAAGGAACCGCCGACAACGCGAACCGAGGAATCAAGTCAGGTCAATACAGCACTAACGACTCAACGGCGGTTTTCTATGCCGAGAAGGCTAGAGGCACCCTGGCAAGTCCCACAGCCGTGGTTGATGGCGACGGTGTAGGGGGGTTCTTTTTTCGGAGCTTTGATGGAACGACCTATCGCAATGCAGCGGCCATGTTTGGGGTGATAGATGGTGCGGTCTCATCCGCCAACGTACCCACGGCCATTGTTTTTGAAACGGGGGTATCGGGGAGAACGGAACGAGCACGAATTACATCTGTCGGTCTTGTTGGAATCGGACTAGCGGCGCCCACAAGCACACTTCACGTAGATCAAAGTTCGGCGACTGGGGCAATACCTGTCCTAACGCTCGACCAGGGAGATGCGAGCGAGGAAATGATGGAGCTTCTTGCGACCATTGGAACGGGGAACGCGATTGAAGCTGTCGCGGCGAAGACGCTCACAACCACGCATTTTGTCAAGGTCACAATTACAGGTGGGTTGACAAGGTATTTTCCTGTCGGAACGATTGCTTAGGAATGGAGTAGTTCATGCCGTCTATAACGCTCAGTATCAGTGCGGCGAAGTTCACGCGGCTTGTCGCTGCCGTTGAAGGCAACAAAGGTCGAATCGAAGACCCGCCAGAAACCGACGGCCAGCTTGTAAGGCGTTGGCTGCGGAAACTTGCGACACGGGAAGTGTTCAGTTACGAGAAGCGCGTGGCGGGTGAGTCCATTCTGCCCGATGAGGAGATTGTTGACGAATGACCCGTGCCGACGAACGTAGCTGACCTCGGACCGAACTTCTGGTAGGATGAGAGCATGACACTCCTCAACGAACTCAAGAAACTACCGTCCATCCCCGAAACCACCGGCCAGACCGTCTGGCTATACGGCGGGATACCGGGGCCGAATCCCGAGGACGCAGAGCAACGCGAAGCGGCGCGCGTCTGCGGTGGGGTGCTTGGGTTGTCTGCCGAGTCGGGTTACATGCTGGGTGCCAAGATGCTGGCGGATCGATCCGGCGCGCTGCTCGGCGTACGCCACCATCCCTGGCGCGACTACGATCATCCGCCGGAATATCAAGGGCGCGAGTATCGCGATAAGCTTCACAAAGATCACTACACCCTGGAAAGCGCCAAGGCTTTCGCAGGCAGTACGCGCGTCCATGTGGTGCAAGCAGACATCGAAACGTGGAACCGGGACGACGGGTTGAATCGTCGAGAGCACAATGTGGCGATGGCGGACAATCACGCACAAGTCCTCAACGCGATACGGGACATATTCCCGAATGCTGAGCGGGGCTTGTATACCAACTCGCCGAAGTGGCGAAACTGCACGCTAACCGAAGACGTCGACTCGGCGTCGATGGCCATGTACTGGCCGCTCAACCAACGCAGGCAAGAGGAATACTACAATCAAGCAGCAGCGTTCTCACATGCTCGTGGCCTGGGCTCGCTGACCGCCTGGGTAACGCTGAGCGCGGGCTATCCCGCTCCGTGGCAATGGGACATCGGCACGCCCGGCACTGCGTCCTGGCTGGGCGGCTACTTGGGACGCGGCGATCACAAACAGGTACACGACATCATCATCTACGACGCCTTCGACGAGCGTGCGACGTCTTTCAATGCGAACTTGGTTCCGTTCCTTGAAGGATTGTTGTTGGGCCGATGACTGACGTACTCGCCGACATCAAAAAGAGCCTGCTGGAAGACCGCGAGGAAGGACGCGAGCATGGTGAGATTGTGGCGGACGACGCGGCAATCGCTACGTGCGAGTTGGTCGCTGCGGAGATTGCCGATTGGCTGGCAAACCCCCCTGAAGGCTTCAAGTGGGCAGCTTCCGGCAACGATGGCGGCGGTGTCGAGTTAGTTTGCCACTCCAAGTCCAGCAAGCGTCGAGTGAGCTTCCAGATTCCGGCGGACGGATTGACGATTAGGGCTCATACGATCGACGAGCACATGAAACAAGAATCCTCTGCGGTAGCGACGGCTGACGCGGGCGCGCTCCGAGCTAAGGTCGAGTGGGTGGTGCCGCTCAAGGGGCTGTTGGGGCGATGAGGACTGATGTGGTGCGGGGCAGCCTCGTTCCTTTTCCCCCCTGATGCTTCCGGGGCTGCTCCGTTTTGAAAGGTAAAGCCATGCAATCTGTTGTTCAGTTTCCACGGCCTGCGGAGATGGGCGCTACACGATTCGTCATTTGGCGGTGGCGTGTGCGGTACTGGATTTGCAGGCTGGTCCATTGGTTCGGGTTGCCTGGGATGGTCCGTGACTTCGATACAACTGACACCGTCACCGGAAACCGGATTCGGATTATGGTGAGGCGAACTGGGACGACACTCTGGATTAACGGTCGCGAGTACCACTTTGACCGACTGAGTGGGAAGCTAACTGGGACGGGGATGCAGGTGTGTTGGCCGCGATGACTGTTTCTGATAGGACGACACAGTGCTAAACGGCAAGCTCTCAAGCTGGCTGAGTAACGGCGGGACGGAAATCCTCTGGAAGCTCTTGCCGATAGCCTTTGCGACCGGCGTATTGTGGATGAAGGTGGGGTCGGTACAGAGTTCCGTGGACACGCTGACGGTACGTGTGGCGGCCGTCGAAGGCGTGCTTATGGGGACCAAACGTTAGGATTTCCCATTCACGTGGGCGGCGGTCGTCGTTTGGTCGCGTGCGGCCGTCGCCCGATCTTTCCCGTCACTGCTCAATCCCGTGCTCCGCGATGAGGGTGTCGATGAGTGCGAGATTGCACTCGTGTGCGCCTCTGCGTCCATCCGCCGCGTACCACCAATTAGACACTTGGTTGTAACGCAGGGCTTCCTTGTCGGCGGCAGCCCTTCCCGCCTCCGCATCTTCCCTCAGCTTCCTCACCGCGGTTGCGAGGGCGTCGAACTTGTCAGGGGGCATGGGTTTTCTCCGGCCAATTACGTGCAATCTCTTCTAGGCTCTTTGTTATCCGATTCATTCGCTCAATATTATGCTTGAAACACCAGTGAGGACCCCACGCTGTTCCGGCCGGCTCCGTGCAATCTTTCACGATACATTCTTTGCCGGTGTGATACTTGGAACTGTTGCCAGGGTGGCTGGAATCTTCAAACGCATCAGGCATCACTCTTCTCCTCTTGCCCTTTCGCCCACGCGGCGTCCTCGGCGAGCAGGGCGTCCGCGAAGGCTGCACTTGCTTGCGCGACGTCGTCGAAAACAGTGGGCTGATCTGGCAGCTTGAGGGCTTCGCGCATGATCTCGGCCATCACTACGAGCTTGTACCGCTGCCGCATGGACATGCCGGGGTCCCATGTCTCATTCCAGCCGTGTTCGGGATCATGCCCCTGCTCGCCTGGGTACGCCGGTCCACCATCGTTCCGTTCACTTGCCATCCTCATTCTCCTTTGGCTATCGCTCAATCCCGTGCTCCGCCATCATCATGTCGATAGCGTCGCGGATAGCTTCGCATGTATTGGCCGCGGTCTGATATACCTCTGCACCAACTGGGTCGTCGGATTCATGCCGTTTATCACACGCCCGCTTATTCCAATCATGACGGCACTGGACATTCACCCTCAACCTCCGCACCGTGTCCGCGAGCTTGTCGAACTTGTCAGGTTGCGTTTCTGCCATCCTCAGTCTCCTTAATTATTTCGCGTTCGATTGTCTCCGTGATCCACCCGCCGCCGCGTTTCCTCTTGCGGATCATCAGCTTCGCAGGCCCGTATTTCAACCAGAGCTTGCGAATCCGCTTGAAATGCGCGGTCTCGAACCCCTTCACTTCCTCGAACCAGACGTCGTAGCCAGGGCCGGTGCCGTGCCGCGTGTGTTTGTCACACACGAGGAAGTCCGGCCGGTAGACTGTATCCGGGCCGAGCTGGACGTAAGGTTGCCGCGTCCAGAATCCTACGCTCTGCCGGAAGTATAGATCGAGTTCCGCCGCCCGGTTCGCCTCAGCCATGCTGTGGTAGGTGACGCCGTTGTAGTGGCGTTTCTCTACCGGCGCGACGTGCCAGCCGTGGTAAGCTCTAGCCGTCATGCTTTGGGCTCCGTAGCCTTTTCCGCGCCGGGCTCGGGCTCCGGCGGCTCCAAGATGGGCGTATCAGTCTTGTCGAAGCCGATAAAATCGCCAGTGAGGTCCGTCCGACGAAAGCTATGCCGGTGGTCTCCCAGCTTGCGTTCGAGGGCCTTGACACGTTTCCTCATCTCAGACCATCCGGCGATTATTTCTTCGGCGTATTCGAGGCTTCTTTTGAGATCGCTATGTAGGGTGTTAATCGTTGCGACTGTTGCGTTCAGATGTTTCTCAAGCCGCTCGATGCGTGCCTTCAACAGCGTGGGATGCGTTGCGGGCAGTTCCGGTTGGCAGGTGTTTTCCGTTGCGGCGGCAGGTTTCTTGCTAGTACGTTCGTCACCCATAGTTTCCTCCTTCTTTTTCGGCTCCGCCACCCAGGGCCGAATAAATCCACCTCTCAGAACGATCTTATCTCGGATTGCGAGATCCGGTGCTCGGCTAAGGAAAAGGATGCAACCAGGCGTATGGCATTCGTCGCCGATTGCGTCCAAGCAGGCATCGCAGAGGTCGAATTCGACTCTATTAACGCTGTACTTTTGTGTCACGTCTCCTCCTGTGCCATGCCGTGGAACGTCTTTCGTGATGTCCATGCAGGCGGCTTTTCCGGCTCCGCGGCGCGAATGGCTTCAAGCACTGTCGCATGCACCGACTCGCATTCCGCCACCGTCCGGCATGGTGAGGCAGCAACTACCTTTTTGCACGCTTGGAGCAGCGCGGAGTGGGAGTTGATGACGCGTACCATACAATCGCCGTATGGAAGACCCACGATAATCGACCCGACATAGTCGCCATTCTCGGAAATGCGAATGTTCACGCCGTTGTCAACTTCGTATGTTGCCGTGACGCTCGCCCTCAGCCTCAACTCAGGTTTTTCGCTCATGGCTATCCTCCGTCTTCTCCGGCTCCGCGGCGCGAATGGCGGTCTCGCTACGATTCAATCCTTCCCGCTCGCGGACGCTGAAATACGCTCCGCGGTCTAGCCGGTTTTTGAGTTGAACCTTCAGCTCTTTGCACGCTTTGAGCAGCGCGTCGTGACTGTTGATGACGCTGAGAAGCGGCTGGACACATTTATTGTCTAGAGTAATAAAGGGAGAGTGGTCGTTGGAGAAATGAAGGCGAACATTAGAAATGCTCTCGCCATGCCACTCGTGTTCCGCCGTCAACTTCAACTCAGGTTTTTCGCTCATCGTCGTATACTCCATTCTTCGTCAACCGCACGCAACGCGGCGTCACGGTCCTCTTCGTAAGCATCAGCGTAACTGCGCTGGATTTCTTGCATTTCGCGGTTGTATTCGTCTTGGCTGATTAGCCCGTTGCTCAGTTGTTCGCTCAGAGCCTTCTCTTCCCGCTCAGTCTCCCGTTCGTTTATCATCGTTGCCTTTCCTTTCCGGCTCCGCGGCGCGTGCTGCTGGCCCACCGTGCCTTGGGCAGACAAGATAAGGAACATGGAGTTTGTTGGTGCGCAACTTACCTTCGGGAGTTTGTTCGCCGAAAGCAGGTTCGTCGCAGAACCCGTAAGGCATCCCGTGTCCATCCCACATTGGCACCGAACATTTGCCGACGCCATTCGTGAGCTTCTTATGGTGTTCTGAACAGCAGCTCATTCGGTTCTCCTTTTTTCTCCGGCTCCGCGGCGCGAATGGCGAGTTGGGCATTGCCTAACATTTCCGTCTCCCTCGTGTAGAAAGCCTCGTCACCAGCACTGAGACTTTTAAGCTCTGCGTGCATGTCTTTGCACGCTTCGAGTAGCGCGGCGTGGGAGTTGATGAGGCGAAGAAGCTCGTCGGCAGTTGCGTTACGCAAAGTGACCGATGCGTCATAGTTATTATGTAGTTCTATCTGAACAACCGTAAAGTTCCGAGACCGGTTGGACATTTTGGCCGTCAACTTCAACTCAGGTTTTTCGCTCACGGCATCCCCCAAATCATGCACGCGACCAACACGCCCACGATGCCCGCGAATGCGATGTGCAGGCCATCCCACACGTTGCGTCTCATATTATCCATAACAGATGTCCGTCATATGGGCGGCGTTCAGTCGCTGGACGCATCGGCCGCTTTTGAACACTGCCAGCCACGGGACAGGGGCCATTTGGCCGTTTTCTTCGTAAGCCTCAATTCTCGTCACGCCATCGCGTCCGACCGTCGCACCGGTTTCACCGTCGTCGCCCCACGCTGATTGAATCCGACTGGGATCTTTCGCTATCTTCGGGATCATCTTGTCCCTTTCAAAATGCCCGACGGCCGACAGGTTTGAGTTTGCCGCAACGCACGCCGGCCGCCGGGATGACATCAAAACGGAATTCCGTCGCCAGTGGCCGGGACTCGCGGCGCCTCGCATTCCACCAGCTCATCGGGCTGCTCAGGCACGGCGAAGTCGGGCTGCTCGACCTTGTGCTCTTTCAATTGCTCACGGTAATGAAGTAGTCCTTGAAGGAAGTCGCCTACGGCCTCGGCAAGCTGCCCTATTAGTTCCTCGTCGCGATCCAGTCGCACGATGGCCGAAGGGAGTTCGGGGTGGAAGCTGAGGATGTCCCACCACTTTCGCTCCGTAATCCACATGCAGCCCTGGCATTGCATTTCATACAGCGATGTCATATTAAGCATGTTCGCCACATGCTCGGCCGGGCGCGGGCACTTGATTTCCAATCCACCATCATCACCCACAAGCCGATCCGGCGAACAGCCGACCATTTCGTCGAATCGCCCGTCGTCCCAGGGGTTCGGATCGAGTAGCACAAAGCCAACGCGCGTAGTTTCGACCTCGCGTTGGAACTCGTAATACCTGACCGCCTCCGCTTCCATTTCCGAGCCCCGCTGAACAAATCCGCTGCCGATGATTTCGCCCATCGGTTTGCCGAGCAGCCATTCAGCGATCAGCTCATGCTGATAGGTGCGAACTCCCTTGCCCGTTGAAACCTTTCTGGTAGGTGTCAAGATGCGAGAGAATTGCGACGCAGTGGCAATTGCCATTCTGGCTTCCAGCCACTCAGTTCCGCCCTGCTCACACTCAACTATTCTCACGTCTTATTCTGCTTTCGTGCTGCATCGGCGATTTCGTCGTAGTCCGCATCCGTCATATCATCTTCGTTCTTGCCGCTTTTCTTCGCCGCTAGCGCCGACACTAAGCCGGCGTAGTCGCGCTGCATGACCTCTTCGAGTTTCTTGACTTTGGCGAACTTGAGAAACCTTGCCATGTCCGCCTCGCTCTCTTTGATGAGGTCCAGCAGCTTGAGCACCTGCACCGACGTTATCGGTTCGGGCGAGCCGAGCGCGGCGTCGGTGTCGGGGTCGCAGGTTGTGAGGCCGAGTACCTGCACGAGCGATTGACGACGTGCGAATGTCAGAGCTGCCGCGCACTTCTGCTGCTCGCTCATGCCAGCGGAGGACTCAGTCGGCGCCGTGAACGACGCCTCTTCAATGTGGCCGTTTACGTGTCGCAGCTTGCAGATGCATGTGAGGATGCCGCTCGCCGTAGTACTATCCCACGAATACGACAAGCCGCGAGCGTGCAACAACGGCCGAATGCTTTTCACAATCTCATTCAGGTCCGCATACTGATAGCTGAAGCGCGCGCCACTCTTGGTTGTGATGTTTGCGGTACTGCTTCGGCTGATGCTTGGACATTCAGACTGGAACGCAGCGAGCGAAGCAGCGAATTCTTGAGCCGCCGCACGGTCGGACATCCGTTCGTGCAACGCAACCAGTCGCTCCATCGTCTCAACCGGAACCTGCTTCTCCACCGCCACGGCGAGCAGTTGCGTAATGTCCGTGACAGCGGCCGATGGCGGCGGTCCTGTCTTGGCAAGCGGCGTAGGGGCGGACGGAACTATCTCAGTCTGTTTTTTTGCCATCGGATTCCTTTGCAACCTTGCCGTTGTCGGCCCTGGTGCCGGGAGGGTTCACCGCTTTCTTAATGAGCTTAATGGCGCGGGCGAGAGCCCGAGGCGACCAAAACACGTTGAGATGTTCGATGACATAAAATGGAATGTCGTCTACGGTATCGGCTCCTTCCTCGAACACCTGAATCCGGTAAATCTTGATATTCTTGCTTCGTGTTTTGAACACGTCGCACTCATTTGTAAGCACTTCGCCCATGTCACTATCCTTTCAAAACAACTTCGTCGTAAACTTCTTGTCGTTACCCGGCGGCGGATGCCACGATGGCTCCTGGCCGTCATTATAAACACGCAAGCACGCAACAGACTGCTCCACATGGATTCGGGGAACGCAGATGCCATGCGTGTTGTAGCCCGCGTTTGCCGACTGATGGATTGGAAACTGCGTCCGCCAAGTCGGTACTATCAGCTTTAACCACGATGTTCGGAACCAGTAGAAGTATCGCTCGACAGGCACGTAGATTGACAAGTAATCCGCCGCACACTTAATCGCCCAGCCGGGGGAACCGGTTGCATCGTTAGAGATAACTTCAATAAACAGATTCTCGGTTTTCTGCGCTTCGTCGTCGCCCTTGTACTGCACGGAAAACTTGTCCTTGTACCCCTTCGGCTCAAACCATCTGTCGATACCGCTCCAGTCTTCATCTCTGGTAGGGTCAGTAACCACAAACCATTGTCTCCAGAAGCCATCCTGCTCTTTGGCCCACTGCTCACCTTGTGCCAACTTTTCCTTAAAGCCGTGTATCATTTAGGTGTCAGTCCTGCGCTGAACAAGTCTCTGGAAATCTCTTTACCCCAACACCACCAACCTGGAGTCGCTTTTCGTGCGAACAACTCTAGGCGTGGCCCCGGGCTGACCAGTTCGACTGTCTGCCGCACTTGGTCCGGCTTTTCGCTGTGCTTGCCGCGACGGAATTCGCCCCAGCTTTTCTGATTTTTCAATGTGAACGTAGCCCGGCCACGGGTGCCTAGAAGCAGAAACTCATGCGATACCCGCCAGTAATTGCCAATTCCCATCTGGGTCTTAACCCACACGAAGCAACTCTTATACTTGAACCCCCATGCCTCGATGATTTTCTGGGCGTCAAATAAGAATGCGTTCGTAGTCCAGAGATGCAGGTGAGCGTTATCTGTAACAAGCGCATTGACAGGAAGCTCTGCAATTTGTTCGAGAGTCATCGTCTTGTAATGCTTTCCAGTCGCCGCTCGTGTCGCTTGGTTGCCGTATCGCCAAGGGGGGTCAGCATAGATTGTGCCGAAGCGTTGCTGCCCATCAATGAGCGATTGCAGGTCTTCAACAGTGCCGCCTTCGATTGGCATTAGCCAGCTAGTCTTGCTTTGTTGTAGTGCCTCTTGCACAGATGCCACCCGTGCTCCCGCAGGCAGTTTTCATGGCAGAGTAGTGGCGCGTCGCCACCCTGCTCTTCGTAGCATTTCGTACACATTGCGAAATCGTCCGGGTTGTCGGACCCGTGCCCGCAGTCGCATTGGTATTTGTACGTCGTTGGTAAGCCCATCACGGCACCTTCACGAACTTGACGCGGACCCACTTGCCGTCGTTCACCGGATAGTCACTCGGCTCGTCTTTTTGGATTCGAATAAGATGCTCAAGTGCGGTGCACCTCTCCCCAGCCCAGTGCCACACCCAAGCATCAAAGTCCTTACCAAGCACCAACCGCTTGCCTTTCTTCGCAATCTTAGCCATCAGATGCCCACCGCCATCCACTTCGGCAGCCTGCGTTTTGAACCCTTCTTCTTGCGAAGGCACTGTTTGCAGGTGACATTCTTCCAAGCAAGCAAACGTCTTAGGCCATAGGAAACTCGGCGGCCACACACGACTATTCCACTCTCGAACCCATTGGGCGCGAGGCATATCTTATGTACTTTCATCATCCGTCTCCGCACCGTCCGGCGGCGCTAACGGCTCGTCGGGCTTGCTTTCCAGCAACCAATCGAGCAGGTCGCCAAGGTCAGGGAAGATTTCGTGCTTACCGGTCGCATCCTGCCATCGCTTGGTCGCCTTTGCCATGCGAGAATGCTGCAAATTAAAGAGCTGGTCGTAGTCCGTCAGCCGTTCTTTCAGGTCTTCAAGTTGCTTTAGGAACTGAGCAAGCTGTAGACAAATTGTGAGCGACTCAACGTCAGACAATTCTTTGCGCGATTCGAGCCAACCGAGCATTTCTTCAACCTGCTCATCGACGCTTCGCACCTTGCTCGGCTTATCCTTCGGAGTCAGCATTCGGGTTTATCCTCCTGTCCCCGCGGAGGGGGTGGGGGGTGCTTCGATCATCGCCCGGTATCTACCTTTACCGACAGCTTCTTACTAATGGCGTCGAGCTGGATCTTTATCGTCTTTTCCAGCCCTTCCACAATCGCCGAATTGCCGTCGGCAAGGACCTTCTTCATTGCGGTTTCAATGCTATAATGCAGATGTTTCTCGATCATGTACGTTAAGCGCGTCTGTGCGCCCCTGAAGCTGGAGCCATAACATTCCCCCTTTGTTGCACCTTGAAAGTCTACCTTTTCCTGCATGTAGGCTTCCGCACGCTGGACAAGGTATTCAGTGAACGAAAGCGACTCACCTTTATTCTCACCCCATTTGTTTGTCGCTTGAAGCGTCAGATTCTCTATGTACTCTGACACATTCGGCAGCACTTCCTTGTCTGCCAGGTTTTGGACCGCTGTGTCGATCCCTTCTTCAACCACTTTGTCCAACCGTCGCTTCAGGTCAGTTGAAATCGTACATTCGTCGCCATCTTCATCGAACGTCTTCGTGTGGAGTGCGGCCCGGCACAGAGCGGCCACGACTCGGTCCTGAATTTGATCTTGCGTCAAGCCAAGTTCTTCCAAGGTAATACTCATTCGCTGCACCTTTCAAAAGTCATCTAAAGCTCTCCCAATCGCAGATTATGACGCCGCCGGTCTCGCGCATGCGGCCGGCAACCGACGAGCCCATTGTGTTCTCAAATTCCGCCGGCTCCAGGTTGGCGATGAGCAGCGTGTCCACACACCCGTCGTACCGTTTGTCTATCATGTGAACCAACATCCGGTCTTCAAAAGGCGTCTCCCCGCGGACCTGCAACTCGTCGATAACCAAGAGCTGACAAGTGAGGTACGGAATGAACAGCTCGCCCTCACACGCATTGTGACCGCGCCGGAATTCCAGCAGGATCTCGATCGCCTTGGTATACCGGGCCTCTCGACCGATTTCGACAGAGGACCGGCAGGCATCGACCGCGAGCTGTGTCTTGCCGGGACCACGCCGGCCGACCAGGGCCATGAGGAAGCCCGTGCCCAGGGACCGCACGATCCTGTCGCGCGTCTCGACCCACCGTTCAGGCTCTCGGAACTGCCATGCTCGGTCCCGGTGGCGGCCCGGGACACCCGTTCGACTCCACCGGTGTACAACTTCCCTTTGCTGAGCGACAATCTTCTCATTGCGAAGCTGGATCGGGTCGATCTTCCAGGTTGGTGGCACCGAGAATCGGGATGATGCCGGTCGGCTCGGGGAACTCTCTAGCAGCTTGGTCGGCTCGGCGCTTTTCCACTGCCGATCGTGGCGTTCCTGAATCTCCGCCAATCGGGCTGTCTTTTCTGAACTGCTCCCAGTGTTTGGCAAGCGATTCGAGGGTTCGGCCGGCCTTTGGCCACCCTGGGGTGTCGCACATTCGCTTGAAGGCGGGTCCGATGTCATCGGGGTCAGCTCCTAGCTGCTCGAAATCAACGCACAGGCGGCCACAGCGAGCTTCCTGGCGTGGTGGCACCCCTTTGGGCCACTGAATCGCCTGACAGGCATCCCAGGTCGGATTTCGCGGTCTGGGGGTCTTGGGTTTTTTGGATCCGGTGTCGAAAAGGCAGCTCTCGGCGCGCATTTTCCGCGCAGCGGGAGGAGAAGAAGTACTCTTCTTCGACTTAGGTTTGGTTTGGTTAGGTTGCGTTGCGTTAGGTAGGCGGATGTTGTCCGCCGTTGTCCGGTCAGATGCCCGTTTCCATCGTTTCTTGACGTAATCCGGGACCCAGTCGGAGTAATCATGTATCGAAAAGGTCGCGGAATCGTCCTGTTCGAGAAACCCTGCAATACAGAGTCCTTCAGCGAACGTCCCGGCCTCGCCAACCCAATTACTCGCTGAGGCGATGTCACGGACTGTCCATCCATGTAGCACGCCATCTGACCCAACACCCTTTGATTCGTATGCTGACCACCAGAGAAACTCCAGCAAGCCGACAGCCAGAGGAAGGCTCACCTTCAGCTCACGACACAGCCGGTTCAGCTTGCGATGCGCGCGTAGGCTGCTGTGAGCCATTCCGTTGGCCTATCCAACGATCACGGGCGCCGTACACGAGCGTTACCGTCCCAGGGACTATGTGCCCCATTCAGAACTGGCCATGTGATGATACGGCGCATCCAGCCAGCCCCGAAACACCCATGTACAGCGCACGTGACCGTCACTTTCAAAGACCGGGGGCTCACTGTGGCTAAACAGACACTAGGGAAGTGTTTAGAACCCCCGGTTGAGTTTCGCTCTTGTTGATTGAATCGTATCTTGTTTAACCACGTCCGCATTATCGGCCATCCGGCACCTGCGTCAACACCTTTAATGAAGTTGACAGCTTGCTCACAATAAGCTGATTTAGACTGATTCCTTCAGATTTCGCTTCGATTCCTAACGCTTGGTGCAGCGACTTCGGAACACGAACGACAAATTTGCCGCTCTTGGCTTTAGTCCCGCCAATGCCAAAGCGGCGCATCAGCTCCCCTAAAATCGTGTATATCTCTTCGTACTGCCTGGTGTAGTAAAAGGCTTGCCGCTCCGCCGGGTTTGTGAACGTGTTAGCTACAATGCTATCTTGTTGGCCGAAGATGGCATTGGAGAAATCCATCCAACATTTAGCAGTGGACGCAAGTTTCCGTGCTCGCTCGAGAACTAAATCGGCTTTTTGGTCACTCGTCACCTTCTTCTCCCGAATTCTCGCTGTCAAGGAAATAATCCAGAATCTTGAGCGCGCTCCATTATTACAGCGTAGACGACGAAGGCTACAAGCGCGAGAAAGCAAAGCACGCAGAAAACGGACACGATGATTCCCTCCACGTACGTTTCATCTTCTATCAGAGTAGATCCCAGGCATCGCCAGGCACGTTTCAGCTTGTCACGGAGCAAAGTGGAATACCTCCTGCCCGGGCGGATCGTCGACGGCCCTACTTCTTGACATTCCCATTCTCCTGAATCAACTGCCGGATAATCCGGAGGCAGTGCGCGTAGGCGTACTCCGCGCCCGCGCGATGTTCGGGCTTCTGGATTGTTTTGGCTCTCGCCCTCGCATCGCGAATCTGGGTCCTGGCCGTGCGTAGCGTGTTCATCGCCATCAGCTCCTCATCTCCCGCACAAGCTCAACGACATCAATGCCGAGCGGGCCGATTTCGCGGCGCAGGCTCATAATGTTCTCGTACTGAGCCCGTCGTTCCGGCGACATTCGCCGGATGCGGTCCGCAGTCGTGCGACGGCGTAGAAGTTCGCGGATGTCGTTCGCTGTTGTTGGCATCAACAGGTCACGTGCTTGTCGACGAAAATGAATCCAGGCGCCCGGTAACATTTCATCATCCAAGTAGCCTCTTGGTTCCAGGGCGGGCGTTGGTCAATTGACACACGTTTCTTTTTGATGACCTCCGCATCGGAATACGACCAGCACTCCTCCACGCCAAGGTCGTTCTTACCGTTGTAAAAGTCGCAGTGGCAGCCGACGCACAAAAGTTTTGTCTTTGCTGGTTTCATCAGCGTCCTTTCTCCGGGATAATTTCGAGGTTGAGAGTCTTATCGCTCCGGTTTCGCCAGGGCGAGCGCGCTGCGAATCGCGATAGCTTCGTTGGGCGTGATCGGAATGCGGATGCGATCGCCTGGATCGTCGCGACTCTCCTCTAATTGAATCTTGGCGTCAGTTAGCTGTAGGGCCGCATACATTTCCTGCACGCATTCGGGCTTCAGGCCGGCAAGGGCGTTGACGCAGGCGATCATGCGATGAGCATCGGGGCTATCGCAATAGAGCCAAACATGGGCACCGTTCTTGTCGAGAAAGCTAGGATGCTTGTACTTCCAGGGTTCCGGCGACCATTCAGTTTGCTGTTTCGATTCCGGGCTGTGTTCAGGCATGATGCGTCTCCTCGTAGCCGGGGGACCATTCCTCGACTGCGACATCCAAAGTCCTGGCAGCCGCCAGCAGTTCGGTGCTTTCGCGGCGGTCACCTTCAAAATAATCGGCGAAAACTTTCTTAAACCGCATCGCCGCCACCCCCACCGCGTCGGCCGTCGCGAGCCGGTTGAGCAGGTAGCCGATGTCGGCCCAATGCTGAACACCAATATCTGCGTGCTCGTGCCGTTTCGCGATTTCCTCCAGGCGGGTCATGGCCGGGACTCCGCAGGCGCTTTCTTAAGTAGGGCTCTCAATCGAAGCACTTCATCGGAGTCCTTAGTCCACTCACGATTCAGCCACTTGATTTCGTTTAGCAAATACTCGATATCGCCCTGCATTTGGCGAACATCAATATGCAACGCTCTATGCCGTTTCGCTATCTGCTCCAGGCAGGTCATGGCAACACGTCGGCTACCTCCACACATCCATTTACACGCTGAAACCCGTCTCCTTTGGTACACAGCCCAGTTTTTAGGTTCACGGCTTCTTTGCCTGCGAGTCTTTCGTCCTGTATCACGACGTAGAAGCCGCGATCTTCACCCAACAACCTAGTAATGAGGTCTCCTGCATTGAAATCCTCTAGGGTCTGGCCAGTTTGGGAACGTTGGGTCCAGTGAACTTTCATTGTCACATCCTTTGCGCAAACCGCGCCCTCGCGACGGCTGCCTGGTCAGGGACCGTTTGGTTACAACGAGGGGCGGCGCATGTTTGAGTGTGATCGACCAGACATCTTTACCGAATAGAACTTACCACATTATCGGAATGAATGCAAATGGAAAATCCGGGCGGCCGGAAAAATCTCGGATTCGGCGCTTGACGGGGGGAAATGTGGTATTATGAAACGGACATACAGACGTGGATGACTGGCGCGGTTCATGGGACCTCGGGCTGGCGGCCACGTACGCCAGCTCAGCTTTCCCAGCTTTGGAGAAAAATGATGTTGAACTTCCAGGAACTCTTCGGCGTTTTGGTTGGCTTCTTAGTCTCGCTGCTTCGGCTTCTACTCGGCGGCGTGTTCGTGCTTGCGCTCTGCACCGGCTGTTCGTTGCAGACCAAAGGTGGCAGTTCGGGCAGCATCGGGTTGGAAGGCTATCAGGCCCTGACCTGGACGGAGCAGCACGACTTCGAAGGGAGCGCCGATTCCCCGCTGCTTGCTAAGGCTCTTGATGCGGTAGTTGACGCGGCGGTTGGCGATGGCGACTGAACGACCGCGAACGTGGGCTGACAAAATGATAGACCGAACGTTTCCGCCGCCGAAGGACCGGCACAAGCGGCGCGTGTGGTTCTACTTTTGGCCGTTCCTTGCGGTCGCTGCGGCTATCACGTTTCTGGTGTGGGTCTGGAATGATTAGGTCAAAAGCAATCAAGCCTCGAACTACTCTCGGCCGGCGACTCCGTAAGATTCGCAAGAGAATCGTCGCCAGCGGCACTCCGCTGCTCGACTGGCGGGACTTGCAGAGGGTAGCGCCGAGGTGGATGTTGCTTCTCGCGGTATTGGTTGGCGGCTGTACCGCGGCTCGCGAGATTGACCTGGCCGCCGTCAGAGCAACGATCGACGAAATCACCGCCGTCAAGGCCGAGATCGACGAGATCCGCCTTCAGGCGGTAGGCGACGTCCAGGCCGTGGGCGACGTTCAAGCCGTCGGGGACGTGCAAATCGAGGGCGACCCGATCACGTCCTGGATTCTCGCGGTCGGTATCGTGCTGGCCGGCATATATTATCCGGTGCATCGTAAGATCCGGCACCTGCTGGGCAGGCCGTCCGATCCGCTCAAGGTGCGGGTGCGGCAGGACTCGAATGCCGCCGTGTATGCCGAGCATGACGCGTGGAATGCGGAACATAGGCGGCAGACGGACAAGGAAGCGCGGATCAAACGGGCCTCGCTTAGGCGATCCGGCAAGGGCCAGGCGGGGCGCGGCAAGGGGCCTGGGAAGCACCCTGCCTAGTCATGGTTGACTGGCAGTTTCATAAACTTAGGGGAGATTGATGATGAGAGACAGAGGATTAGAGCGGGCGCATCGGCGTTTGGCGGCGGCCGAAGCCGATGTGCGATACGTGCGGCGGTTTAGCTTGGCTTTCCGACGCAAGGTGGTTGCCGTGCAGGTTGCGGTTTTGCTAGGTGGCACTCTCCTTTTGGCTGGGACGTGTACGCTGCTGCCGGCCGGCATAGACAAAGCCCTTCAATGGTCGCGGCTGATTGATAACGACAGCGGCGGCTGGATAATTGGCGCGACCGACGGATAGCACACGGACTCTTTCCCCCTCCAGCCCGGTCGGGCTGTTTCGGCGACCCGGCCGGGCCTTTTTGAAAGGTTGAACGATGATGGATGGCGTGTTGAAGACAATTCTTGGGATTAGCGTTGTTGTTGCGATATTTGCAGCCGGCGGATTTGTTGCGAGCGTTACTGCCCAACCCGAGCCCGCGACCGCCGTGCCGGTGGTTGACGTGGTGGACTGCTCGGTCCGTGTGCTCGCCAGCTTTACCGGCAACACCGACAAGCTGGCTCTGGTGGACTTGCTAGGTAACCATAAGGGTACGAAGGGATTCGACCCGCAATTGGCCAAGCTCAAGAAAGCGCTCGAGGCTGTTCTCTGGTGCGAAGCGCTGCAAGATGTGTTTGCGACCGGCGGGCCGGCCGACTGACAGAACTGACAGATTCACAGCTTTGGACGCAACGAAGCGGCAGGAGTGCAACCATTATGAAGTGCCAACACACCAATTTTCACGCCGACGTCGATGTCACACGAATCGAGGATACTGGCCAATTCACCGCGGACGTGAGAATCAAGTGTGACGATTGTAAGGTACCAATGCGGTTTCTTGGACTCCCAGCAGGGCTCGATCTCAACGGAGCGGCCGTGAGTGTAGACGGCACCGAGGCACGATTGAGCATCGCTCCCAAGGGCGAGGTTGTAACGGAACTTGAGGGAACTCCACAAGGTTTCACCGTGCGCAAGAATCCATAAGGAGCGCTGTGCATGGGCGTTATGCCCATGCAGTAGGCAAGTCGTCCTCTGCTGTAAACCGTGGGCTGGCGACTACGTTCGTGTACGGCGCTCATCACCGGTACGAGAAACACCAGATGGTAGGACGGCTACTCCGCCGCAAACACGTCCTCAATCCTGCAATTTAGCGCCTTCGCGATCCCGAACGCTTGGCTCAGGGTCGGGCGCAGGCCGTTCACGATCCGCGACACCTGGGACTTATGCAGCCCGGTGCGCTCGCCAAGCTTCTTGTTGGTCATATCAAGGCGGATAAGTTTCTTCTCAAGTAGGGTCATGGGGTGTCACCGCATATTAGAGTGAGGCTGCCAGTGCTCGGGCGATAAATCATGCCGAGCCGCATGATCGTGTCTGGATTCGAGATTAAAGCTTCGTCCAGTCGTGCCGATACGAGAGCGACCGCTGATACCATGTCGTTACGATGACGCGCTTTTCGGTATACCAACCGTAGCGAGCGCCGCCAGTTAGCTACATTCATCCCCACCCCCTTGCCCGCGGTCCGTGGGCTTGGCTTTGGCGACGGCGGCCTGCGCTTGGGCCTGCATACCCTTGCCTAGCGGGTCATCGCTTATTGCTATCAACGCTGCGAGCAGTTCCGGGGCGGCGGCTATCAGCCGGGCGTCTGCGGGGCTTGGCGTCAAGTCGCTGGCATCGGGCGCCTCATCGTGTGGATACTCACAACATAGAATCGGTACGCCGCACTCGTCGAGCGAATGGCCGAGCCCAGCGTGCCACTGACCGGGCGCTCCGCACCAACCCCGTAGAATGGTCCGATCATTTATGGGCGTAGGATCCGCTTTCATCCAACCCCACGGTCCTGGCGTGTGCTCACTCATAATCGTCTCCTCTCTGCGGCCGGGTGGCGCTTAGCGGTTCCGTCGAATCGCCATTGCAACTCTAGGGCCATGAGAACCGTAATGTGGACGGGCTCCGCGATCATCATGCGGGGGTCCGTCCACGGCCAGTAGTTGCGCGGGTGCGGCGATAGTCGCAATCCAGCTATCAGCTCGGGCACGCTCATGGCGGCCACCCGCCTGTAAGACGGCGGTATCGGATATTTGCGTCTTGTCATGTCATCCTTCCTTTCAGGTGTTAGTCCCGGGCGCACGAACGCCGCGGGGGTGGTTGTTTTATTCGACTGTCTTCTCTAGCTGTCGCTGCAAGTGTTCCGCGGCTGCGCTAATAACTTCCGCCCGAGTTTCCGCCGTGTAGCGTCGGCCGTCGAGCCACAACTTCCACCAACCGGGCCGCTCAACGTGCTCGATTCGGGCGTCACGTTCGACGACTTCTTTACACATTGCGTAGCTAACTAATCCGCTCATCTTCGCGCCTTTCGGGGTGGTTGTTAGATTCCTTTGGCTTTTTTGACCGCGTTGCGTATCTTCCATTCCACAGTAGCCCAGTCAGCATAGGTCGGGTCGAATGATAAGCCGCCCCGCTTGTGAGATTCCAGAGATACAAGGAAGAATTGGCACGCATCGAACAGGTCCGGCATTGCTTCTATCGCGGCCATGTCTTGCTCGGTCACTGTGATGTCGGCAGTTCCGCCCTTGACGCTGGCCAGAGAGTCCAGCACTGTAAGCCTGTCTGCCTCGAAACGATCTATAGCACGTGTCCCGTAATGGCAGGACGCAAGAACCAGGCTTTCGGTGTTTGGCGTGCCTAGTTCGCTTTCAGGGCGAAACTCGTATTCGCCGCTGTCGGCGTGGAGCTGCCAGAATCCCCAAAGCCAGTGTTTTTGCGTGAGTTTGCTCTGCTCCGCCTTGTCTGTTTTCATCTTCTCGCCTTTCGGGCTGGGGTTTTGTTGACCATATCCTCAACCATGGCTTCAAACGTGAACAATTGGACGCGAAGTATGCGCCGTGCGTCTTGGAATGCCTTTTGGAGCCGATACGCTAACAGCTTGTCAGCGAGACATTTGCGCGTGCTTTGCCATTCACGGGCCTGTACTCCCCAGTCATACAAGCGGCCTAGTGTTTGCTCGAATTGTTCAACTTCTGCGGTGTCTGTCCGCTCTGGTTCAACTTGACAATCGTGGTCATCGAGACAATAGATGCACAAGCTAAGCCTACATCGCGCACACTGGCACTCTGCCGGAGCCGGCGCATCAGGACCATCAAATCCGGTACACCAGGAACATTCAGCAAGGGGCACAATTCAATCCTTCCGTTTATTGCGGTCCACGCGGCAAATCCAGCCGAGCAGACACAGGGCCAACATTTGCGAGCAGCCGAGGGCTAGGCCGAGTAGGGCGTCGATTAGGTGGCCTTCCGCTGCAAACTTCCCACGCGCACCAAACCTGCGAACTGGCCGTCCATCGTGTTGATGTGGCAATGCCCCATCGTGTTCGGTGGGGGACAGCCGTACAGCTTGACGACCCGGACCGTGTCGCCTGGTTTCAACAGTTTGGCTTGTACGCCATGAGGCGGGTCATACGTGTCAATGAATCCGGGGTCGTAGACATACGTTGCGTTTGTTCTTACTCTGTCCATGCGAATCACTCCTATAAAGTGGTTTGCCACGAGCCGGCCGGTAACATCGGTGCGGCTCACTTTTCTACATACATTAATAGCACAAGTTGCTAGGTTGTCAACTAATTAGGCGAGAATTCTGAGGAAAACTTCAAGAACGCGGATATTGGGCTGAAAACGGGGGTTGACAAGCCGGGACGGAGCTGCAAGGATTGGAGAAGATGAACAGTCGGCTACAACGTGAGCGAAAGCAAACCCGCAATCGGCGGACATCCTTAGCCGGCTGTTCACCGTCGATTTGCGGGTTTTTTGTGCGCGGGAAAGGTGGAGCACCTCGTGATAAGAGCTTCTGGCGAACCACAGGTGCCCCCAAGGGTCCTTCCGAGCGGTTTGAATCCGCCTGTCGGGTTCGATTCCCGGCTCCCGCAGTGACATAGCCGAGCCCGGCCGGCAGACGCCGGGAGGGAGATAACGGATGAGCAACGACGACCATGACTACGACCCGTCCCGCGGTGTTTATTGTGCGGATTGCGGTCGAACACGACGTACGCATGATGATTTTGCTAAAGCTGACGGATTCTGCGGTCTCTGCCGGCTCAATCACTCCCGGGCAGCAGAACAGGCGGTTGACGGTAGCTACCCGATCCATCCGGTTGAATCGCGCGGATCAGGTGCGGATAACAGCGGTCTAACAAAATAGCCTACCCGGCAGGCACGACGCCGGGACGATGAGGTAACGAAATGGGTGCGAAGTTTATGATAGGCCTCATAGAAGGCTACAAAGCCGCCGTTTATGTCGTGGACGATGATCTTGGCGTGTTGTTGCATAGGGACCCGGTGTGCGAGGTGGATATGGGCGATCACGCTTGGTTCGCTGAATGGCTGAAATCGCAGCCGTGCCCGTATGCTGATGTGCCTCCAAGAAAGAGGCGGACCGACGAAGAGCTAGACAAAGTGATCGAGATGGTCCGTAGGGCGTGAAATAGCCGACCTGGCCGGCTTGCAGCCAGGAAGTATCCGGGCCCATAAGTCGAGGCGCGTGATCCCATCTCCGCGGAGGTGGCTTGTATCGAAGTAGTGGCGGTTACGGCTAGTTGCTCAGACCGCCCAGAACGGTGATGAACGCTGTACATGGGTGTGACTCTGGTGGCTAGGCGAGTTGTCACGTCTAAAGCTGGTAACTGACGACCGCGCTCGTGTATGGCGCTCATCACCGTTAGGCGTTCAGTGACAGTCCTGGAGCCCGACCCTACTCCAGGCCGGTAGACGACGATGGACGCTGTACATGGGCATTTCATGGGCCTGGATGAGAGTCGTGTTATCCAGTCCAGCGACAGGCGACTGTTCGCGAGTGTATGACGGCAAATTGCTCATGTATGGCCTTCGTCGCCGTCCCCGTGCTCGTGCCAGTCCGTAGCAGGTGAGACGCCCACCGAAATGGTTGAAGACTGGCCGTTGTGCCGTAATCGAGACACGACGATTCCTTATCAATGGGGTCGTTGTGCCGGTACACTGAGTACAGCGAATAGGCGATAAATACCCTGAAAACCAACCGCAAACAGGCCGGAAAGCATGAGCATGGTAGACTGGGAACGCTGGCACGACCTGCTGGATATCAGGGCGCAGCGACCGCTGACAACGCCCGAAGGCATGGAGTACGAGCGATTCAGGGCAATTGCGGCCCAGCTCGACGCCGAACAGGGCAAAGCGGCGGGTGTGGGCCTGGACAAGCTGTGCAAAGGGCATATGCGAGTGATTGACTCAATCAAGCGGACGACCGCGGCGATTGAAAGGGCGAACGATGGCATTGACGGAGCAACAACTCGAAGGATACAAGCGGCTAGTGTATAGCGCTTCGCCGGGTTGGGATACGCGAGAAGGACGACTGCAAGGGGCGTGTGGCACCCTGCTTGCCGAGGTCAGGCGGCTGGGCAAGATGGCCGATCAGGCGATCGAAGAGCAAGAACGCGAGCGCCGACTGTCGAGCAAGCTGAGCGATCAACTCAGTTCGGCGGGCTATGAGGTGAATCAACTACGCGAGCATATCAAAGGGTGCGAGTACCAGCATGCACTGGAAGTCCGGCGGCTGAATGAGCTTGAGCGTGTACGCCTGCAGAACGACCACGTGGGCCTGTATCCCCGGGTCGATGATCGTGGACTGACCGTACCGAATCAGTGCCCCTCACTACTGAGGATGAATGAGGTGGCCCACGACAATCCGGAGCGGGTGAAGCAGGGTTGAAGAGGGAATGATGGTGCAATATCTGCAAGTTGCGAAGTCATCTGCTGGTCACTGTGAATGCGGGAAGGATACCCGTGTGTGTGTTCAATGGCTTGACGTACGGACGCACAAGGTTGCAGGGCTCCGACACTATTGCCAGTCCTGCTGCCAACGCGAAGTGGCCCGGTCGATAACAGGTTGGCGAACACAGGAAGTGGGTAATAGTACCCATGTTGGGCAATAGTACCCACAATGATGTGCATTCCGTCCTTGACGCTCAAGCGCTCCATTATGGCCTCGCAGAGCGTCCGAGTGCAACATAACAAACCTTCTAGGACGTTGAAAGCGTTGATTCAAGCGAATAGACAAGGATTCCTTGGTATGGGACCCAAAAGACGCGCGAAATGTCGATCCCGCGGCGCCTGGGCGAGCGGCTGACAGAGTATATATATACCTCTCACCCCCGCCCCTACCTTTTTCCCTCACCTTCGGCTATTCTTGATCGCGGTTTGGCGGTTAGAATCACTTGGAGTCAGGAGACACGGCAATGAACGCCTTTCAGCATCTGGCTTTTGAAATCCAAAACGCCATGCGTCGTCAGAACAGCCGCTTGGAGGCAGAGGCCGAGGTTTTGGTGAACATGGGCTTCGGAGTAGACGAGTTGG